AACATAATCTGTTTCTTGGTGGTGGTCGCCCGAGTAATGGCGATTTTGCAATGTACCCGGCGAAAGCCGTTGGTGCGTCCGATGTCTTGGATATGGCTACCCATAAGGGTGCCCAATTCTCTTGGCTGAACCGCATCGTTGATCCGACCGAAGATGTTGCGCTCAAGGAATATTTGCGCGCAAATGCTACGGCGGATGATGCCGCTGAAGTGTGGAATCTGGCGGTGCTCCCGGCGGGTTCTGTTGTGATCGGCCATCAGTATCGAGTGGTTAACCCGGTTACTGGTGTTACCTTTACCACACGCCTGAAGAATATTCAGTCGGGTGCGACTACCGATATCTCTGCTGGCGTGGACGGCGGTGCGCTCGGTACTGCTTATGTCAATAGCGGCGCAGGATTGGTTGGGCAGCTTGCATATAACCATTACCTGCAATTGGTGCTGGTTGCTGTCCCGGTGGGCGGTATTGCCGATCTGCGAATCGAAGTCGGTTCGTTGCTGGTGACTCCGTTCCGCGGTCAGTGGTAAGAAAGTAAACCACATAGGGGGAGTATACACTCCCCCTATGTATTTCTCTATGAGGAAAGAAAATGAAAACTCCGCAATTTTCTGCCAAGTTTAAGCCCGGTGTAAAGTATCTTCGCCACACTAACGGTATCGTCTATCCGTACATGGCGGCACTGGCAAACAATCCGAACTACACTGTTGTCGAATTCTCCAAAGAAGTTCACATTCAGGATAAGCCGTTGGGGTTCATTCCTGCGCCACCTGATACTACAGCAGAGATTGAGAAGGCACCGCAGGTCGAGAAAGTTAATGATCTCGCCGGGTCGATTGATAAGTCTCTTCTGAATCCGCCGCTGCCAGAAGCAGCAGCAAATCGCGACACTAAAGTCGCAGATATTTCGGCGCAGCTTCTTTCGGGGCTTGATGCTGTGGGAGAGTAACTTGTGGACAATACAGTCAGCGGAATCATCTTGGAAGTTTCGAGGCAACTGAATGACCAAGATGATTCTGGTAGTTCAGCGCCAGCTTATTTTAGATGGCCGCGAGAAGATTTACTAGAATATCTGAACGACGCGCTGATTCAAGTTTCTAATCTTCGCCCTGACGTGCTTATCACGTCGGGGCTTTTGCCAACTGCATTCGGTACTTTGCAAAGTTTACCCTCGGGAATTACCGAGTTGATTTCGGTAGACTATGCTACTGTAGCCGGATGCCCGGATCAAGTACCGCTCACTAGAGTAGACCTAGCGTTTGCTAAGTCTTTCTATCGGGCATCATGTCTTACGGCACCATTCTATCGTCCGTACAATTGGGCGTATGAAGCTGCTAATCCCACGAAATGGTTCATCTATCCAAGTATTCCCGGTGGAGTTTCTGTTTCGGTACAGGGAACTTATCGCGGCGAAACTCCGCAATTCGCTACGCCGGGATCGATAGCAGCTATTCCGTTTGGCACTAAATATCATCAAGCTATTGTGTCGTGGATGCAGGCGCGGGCATACGAAGTCGATCAGGAAAGCGAGAGTTCTTTCAAACTTGCTATGCAGCATCGCGCCGATTTCTACAAGCTAATGGATACAATGGCAAAAGCGGATCAGTCGCTGCATAATGGGACGATGCTTGCCCCCGGTAGGAGAAGGTAATGGCATGCGAGTTAATTAACGTCCAAACTTCGCGCGGATGGGATAGCCTCATCCCATTCATGCAGCCTGCCTGTATGGGCATTCCTGCTGAACTACTGGTTCATAACATACGTCTAGCAGCAATTGAATTTACAGAATATTCGGGTATTCTAACTCAGACTTATCTTGTCGATCTTCAGAAAGACGTTACGGAATATCCGATTGATGTCTACGACTGCATGCGATTTATCGCGCTGCGTAAAGTTTGCTACGGCGAACAGACTCGATACTGCCCTGCCTACGAACCTAAATGCTGCTCTATTGGCGGCAATACATTCTGGTATCAGGATGGCGCGCTTCGTATTGGGGAAGCACCCGCGTATGATGAACCTGAAGCACTCACTGTAGAGATTGTTGTTGCGGTATCGCAAGATTCTTGCTTTATGCCTGAAGAGTTATATCAGGATTGGGCAGAGCCAATTGCGATGGGGGCGATTGCTCGCTGTCTAATGATTGCAGGGCAACCGTTTTACGATGCCAATAGCGCACGACTATTTGAGTTCAAGTTTAAGCAGGGTAAAGTCAACGCAAGACAGCGGGTCGAGCGATCCCGCATTCGTGGACCGATGAAGATTGCTGCGAGGCGATTCGTATGAGTTGCGTGAGAGTAAAAACGAAGATCGTTGATATCAACCCTACCGTTCGTATTCTGTACTTTGCGGTACGTGGCGGTTCGGATTGCGGATGCGTGAATCCAAATACCCCTCTGACCGCTGTTGTACTCCGCATTACTCGTAAGGGAGAAGATAGCGGAACAGTGATTGAATATCCTGCTTTCAACCGGGATAACGAAGGTAATATCGGATTCTTCGTTGACAGTAATTTGTACGCCTTGTCTAGCGGACTGTATTCCGCTACAGTGTACGTCAACAATCTTGCGTGTAAACCGTACTTTACGTTGCGGCTGGGCAGACCATGCCACGTTAGCGGGCTATACGCAGTTACTGGTAACGCGCCATCTATGGACGAGAATCCATCTTAACGGAGCTAGAAATGTTTAAGTCAGCAGAATCTTTCTTTTCCAATCTGAGCGCGGGCATAACTCCGGCTTCGACTAGCGTAACGCTTCCTGCCGGGGCTATATCTTTTTTGACTACGCTCGGTATCGACGGTACTAATTATACCGAAGCAGCGCTTTCCGACGGCGTAAGTTTTGAGATTGTGCAACTTAACCAAGTTGTAGGAAGCTCGGTAAGCATTACACGCGCGCAAGCGGGAACTACCGCAGCGTCGTTTCCTAACGGAACTTCGATTCGCTTTGTGTGGACTGCCAATGGCGTTCAAGAAGAAGCGGCGGCAATCGGTGCCTCCGTTACATTTACGTCGAATATCGTAGGCGCTATTACTGGCGGGCCTGCCGTATTCAACGTAGATTTTCCTATGTATAGCGCAGGAGCAAATCTGGTGCTTACAGGCACCTATCCGAACTTTACTATCGGACTTGATCCCGGCTATTCGCCCCCGGTTGGCGGCACTGTAACCAGTGTTACAGGTACGGCAGATTTCGGTATCACGAATACTACGACAACTCCGTTGATTTCGCTAAGTAATATCTTTCCAACTGTAGGCGGCGGTAATGCCTTCGGTGCGGGACTTAGTGCGACCGGAGTAATCTCCGGTATTCGCGTGTCGAATACTGGCCGAGTAATGGAAGTAGTTACGACTGCGCTCCCTAACGGAGTCTTTACTAATCCACAGATCACTGTTGCTAACGGCATTATTACTGCCGTGGCTACTGGTGCTATTCCTGATGCACCTATCAGTTCCGGTACAGTTACCATCGTCAATGCCGGTACTGGTATCGCAGTCTCTGGCGTTCCGACAAGTACGCCCACCGTTGGTATTGCAAATACTGGTGTAGTTGCTGGTAGCTATGAAGGCGTACAGATCAACGCGCAAGGCCAGATAGTTACCTTGCCGGGCGGGTTCGGACCAATTAGTTCAATTACTACTAGCACTCCCGGCGTTACGATCAGTAGCGGCGGTACTGGTATCCGCACTATTGCTATCGGCGCAGCTTCTGAAGCAGTGCAGGGTCTAGTCGAGATCGCTGATAACTCTGAAGCGGCTAACTTTAGCACTGTCGATAGGGTGCTTACGCCAGCAAAACTGAAAGTCGCGCTGAATAGTCTCGGTAGTTTTGTTACTCATGTAGTTACTACTGGGTCGCTTACTGGTCCGGCGCTTACTAATGTGGTTCAAACTGCGCTGGTAAATCTGGCCGATTTTGTGCTCGTCAATGCTACCGTAGTGTTTAGTGACCCGACTGCGGGGGCGGACGAATACAATCAATCTTTCTCGATTGGTATCTATGTGAACGGTGTTGCGCATACCGTCCTACCTGCATTCAAGAGCGGACAGAAGAATATCAGCGCAATCGTGACCACATATCCCGGCGGCGTTATCGATATCCGGTCCACTACTCCTACTGGTTCTCAGGTAGTTTCTGGAACTATTAACTGCGTGGCAGTCTCGGATGTTGTATAATTATGGCCGCTATCCATGTGACATCCTTCGGAGGCATGATTCCAGCAGTAGACGTTAAGTTATTGCCCAATGGAAATGCATCCTACGCGCGGAACTGTAGATTGCTGAATGGTAAGTTGCAGCCGTTTAAGAGGCTTAATTTTATAAACCAGTCTACCTATCCGGCTATTAAGTTTAATGGTGAGCTTGGATACGACAGCGTAGAAAATACGTTGTTTACATCTGCCGCTGAAGGGCAGTACCCAATTCTAACAAGGATGCTAAATCAAAACGCATACAACTACGCATACACAGGATATCCATATCAACTTAGCCTTCGTACATTCTCAATTGCTGCTTCAGTAATTCGCGGTACGGATTACAGCGGAACAACTGCTCGCGCTCTTGGAGTGCCGCCCGGCCCTGCCTGTGTTAACCAAGGCGTTTCGCCCCAACAACGCAGTAAGTATCCTACCGCACGTAGGTACTGCGCTACATACGTAAATATGTTTGGGGAAGAATCTACCCCCGGCACTATTAGCGCAGATATATACTGTTTTGAAGGCGACTCGATATCGATCAGTATCAATCCTAGCTTCGCTAATCCTCCTACCGGACTATACCCGATCTCAAAAATTCGGCTATACCGCACCGCAAGTGAGTATGAATCTGGTGAAGAACTAGGCAATAAACTGAATACTGATTTTCTTTTGGTGACGGAGTTCGCATACACTCCATCATCGTTTGTGTTTGTCGATGACATCCCGACGCATACCATACCGGGCGATCTACTGCTCAGTAGAGAGTTTTTTAATCCAAGGCAGATCGATGCGGTTGCTATGGTGCAGCTTGATGCTGGCTATCTGGCAATAGCATACGTCGATGGAACTATCAGTATCTCCGAACGGTTTATGTTCCATGCGTTTCCACTGCGGAATCAGATCACGATCCCCGAAAGCATATCGAGTATGGTTGCATACTATGATATGCTTATCGTTACGTGTAGGAATAACTCTGCCTACAAAGTAACAGTACGTCCAGATGCGGCGGGGATTAGTTTTGACGTACAACGCTATCCAGATAGGTACGCTGCTGAAGCTGCGCGGGCACTTGTGGGTACAAACTTTGGTGCACTGTATAGTTCGCCCCGAGGACTGGTCGCGCTTAGCCGGGATCAGCAAGTGCTGGTTACTAAAGATATGATCCTTCCGCAACAGTGGAATACTATCTTTGCGCCAACAATCGCTGGTTGGGCTGAAGGGTATTATATTGGAGTAGGAACAGCGGGCGGCGAAAACTGGATTATGGACGTGCCCGACCAGATTTCGGGGCAGACGCAATTCGGTCAGCTAGTCTACGTCGATAGTCAGATTATTCCTGCGCGTCCTAATCCTGTGCCTGGCCTATATAGTATGGTCTACGGGCGTGATAGGTTGTTTATCTTCGATGCTCCGTACGAGGGAACTAACTTATATGAGTGGAGCGGGCTGGAACGCCCAGAACAACTAGGAGAAGCTGCAAGATATGTATGGCGCAGTAAAACCTTTGTGACCCGAGCGCCTACTACTTTTGCTGCGGCAAAGATCACCTTTACCAAAAACTACGCTTCGATACCTGACGGTATGGGTTCGGTAATTTTTCGTCTGTTTGGTGATGGGGCACTTAGGTGCGAAATAAATGTATATGGTAACGAACCCTTCCGACTACCGCACCTGTATAAAGCGACTAATTGGGTGTTTGAGCTTGAAGGCGAAGCATACATAGATGAAGTTCATATCGCTACTTCTATGACAGAACTTAATGGAGAATCCCGATGAACTACCGAGAACAAGTAAAATACGCGAATGAATTGCACGTCAATGTACGTGCGATTGTAGCTAGAACTTTGCGTCCTGTATTGGATGCGGTTCCAATTGAGCGCAAGGAAGAGCGGGAAGTAACTGAGGGTCGATATGGTTCGGCTTGTGAATTCATTGCGAGCGTGGTATCGTTGTTCGCAGCCTATCGATCACTGGTTGTAGGTGCGCCCAACAGCGCGGCATTACTTCGTGCACTAAATGATCTAGCTTTTGGCTTCGAGACAAATCAATTCTACGCTACGTTTCGAGGATACTTACATCCTATCTTGATGAATTCGATCAATACGTGGATTGATAGCGTAGAGTATGTGCTAGAGCAACAGACGCAAGATTCTCAGACAGTACGCTTTATGGTGTTTGCTACTCAAAATTCGTGGCTTGAAGTTTGCAGCGCGGCGGCATTCTGTTTTGGTGGAGCTGCATTTGCGCGCGAACACAGCAAGCAACTGCGAGATGAAATCTATAAGGTAGTGTAATCATGGCTGATACCGCTATTGCGGCACTCCAAGCATTCAATTCATATCGAATGGCTAGATTGCAGCTAAGGTTTATGCGTAAGCAGATGGATCTAGCCGAGGGATATCTTGAGATTTTCGCGAATCAGAGAGAGTTCTATCGGTCAGTTTTTCGTCCGAAAACTGAGGATGTGCTGCGGGTACTTGCTGTTGATCCGGTATTCACTCCTAACTATCTTGCCCGATATGCCTACGCGCAGACACTGGGTATCGGCATTAACTTTGTAAAATACGAGCGCATCAACTTCAATTCGGCATCTGGTCTAGCTGCGGATTCATACTATGATCGACGCGGGCAAATGTACTCGCTGCCAAAGTCCGTCTATGTAGAATTACAAAACTACCGCGATACTTTTATCTACGCAATACATGCGGACATCCAGAATCACCTATTCCGGTATGAGGAATATAAAGAGAATATCTGGGGACAGCGTCGCTATGATCGCTTTGTTACTGTAGGCGAATACTCTAACAAGAGCGCCGTGGCTATGGCGCAGGACGGCGCAGCAAGTTTCGGATTGCTCTCTAATGCTGTAGAGGCTAAGGGCAATCTGTACGGCGCTATGGCGAATGACTTTGCAGCTTCGGCAGGTGCTCTCTTTCAAAAAGCTATGACTCCTAACCCTTCTGATATGATGCGTTTCCCACAGCCTAATGTAATCCCAAAGAAAAACGAAGTAATTACCAATGCGCGGATTGGTACTCCTATGGAAGATTATTCTGCGCGGATGATGACACAAGTTCAACGACCATATGTTGATACGGTGAAAGGCGGGAGAATGGTCAAATGACAGGCACAGAAATGGTAGCGGGTGGAGCGAAAGCTGGTGCTGGTCCCGGCGGTAATGCTACTTCTCCCGGCGGTAATTTATCTGGTAGTACGTCTGCTGGCGTGAGCGCTACCGGCGCTAACGTGAAGCACGGTATTCCTGGTGCAAATTCTGACGTATCTGCCGTAGGTAATACGCTACAGCAAAGTTTGCCTATTATTTTTACGGGCGGCTACGGTGCGATCACCGGCCTGATCGATGATCTGGAAGATATATACGACCGCATTATCGTAGTGTCGAGAGCGTACTACGCTGAATTCCGCGAAGATGCCGAAAACTGGATCAACAACTATAAGCCGTTTCTTGCTGAGAAACTAGTTGAAACCGCATTCCGTACGCTTCCGTACTTAGGAGATGGGCGCGGGTCAATTACTCAGGATCAAAATCCCGACAAAGATTTATTCCGTCGCGGCCAGATGGCAGCGGCAAAGATCAAAGATTTGTGTACTGCATGGCATGTGAAGCGCCGAATTACGGATCGCTACGCGCATGGCGCTATGCGTATGGATGATATCGATATCACTATTAAACGTCTTGCTGCACAAGTTGATAACCAACTTATTGCCGAGCGTATCGAAGATGTTCGCGAAGATGAATTCAATAATCGTCGCTGGAACCGTCTGATCGCTGCGGCAAATATCGGCGTTACTGGCAGCAACGTAGCTTCGCGTGGCTACTCTATGGCGCTTGCACAGTATACAAATGCTGCACAGAACTACGCAAATTACAAAGCTGCAATGGGTAATCAAATAGCTGCTACTGCCGGAATGTTTGCGCAGAAGGCTGCAACTGCAATGGGCGGAGAATAATATGGCACAGGTACTTCCTGCTTTCTATGACTCGTTTACGCGCGGGCGTAAAGATGAGCTTGACTTTCAAAATATTATTGAAGCCCAGAAGCAAGCTAAGCTAATGAACCCGCTTGAGGTTCAGGGCAAGCAGCTTAATAACGCATATATGGGCGAGATCGGTACCAATATGCGCTATGGCAACCAAGTTCGCGGCGCGAATTTGCCGTATGAAACTACTGCCGATAGGACCAAATATCAGGCACAGAATGCAAAAAATCTTATTGACTACGGTTATGGAACTAGTACACTTGACGAAGCCGAAGAAGTTCGCGCCGAAGCTAGCGATCCGCGTACTGGCAATCTAAATGCTCGGCTAGTTCTTGGTACTTCTGATCAGTTCCAGCAGCAAGGTTTGAACCCGCCTTCGCAATATAATGCGGGGCAGTCTGCGCTAGATGCTTGGATGAAAGCCAACGGGTTTGGTGTAGATGCCCCACAAACTTCTGCCCCGCCGCCCCCTAGTGGTGGTATTGCGCCTATTACTGATATTCCAAATATTTACGGATATGCTGCGCCGACCAACGGACAACTAGATATGGGAATGGTCGAACGTGCTAATAGGTACGGTACTTTTGCGCCAGAAAATCTTACTCCTGAATTTGTAACGCAGAAGATTGTTGAGCGTGGACTTGACCCAACTATTGCGCAGCGTATGATCGAAGTAGATCAAGCGCGTGGATTGCCGCTCGGGACAACCGCAGCAATCGCACTAGCAGAATCTGGGTTTAATCCAAATGCCACAAGCCCTAAAGGTGCGCGCGGGCTTATGCAGATCATGCCCGGTAACTTCGATATGTATGGCGGGCCGATGTTTGATCCGGAGAATCAGCAAGCCAGCGTAGGCGTAGCAGATAAACTACTTGCCGAACGGCAGCGTAAGTATCCCACATATAACATCGATCAGTTGCTGCGCGCTTATAACGGGCGCATGGACTTGGACCTTACCAAAGTCGGCGATCCGAAGAAGCGGCAAGAGAATCTTGAATATCCGACTAAGGTACGTGATGCGTATCAGCAGCTCTTTGGCTTCGTAGGATTCTAAGTTATGGACCTAGAAAAGTTCTATAACATGGCACCTAAGCCGAGGGCGAAAGATCGCTCTCTCTTTAATCCTGCTGATGCCAAGATTCTGGAAGTCAAGCACACGGACTTCCATTCTGATATTATGCTTACTACGTCAGATGACGGACCAGTGAGCCTACTTACTCCTGAGCTTAAAGTTAATAAGCGAATGGCCGTCGATAACTTCGACGCGATGATCGAACAAATCTTTGATATGGTGTAATCATGGCTAATCCGTATGGTATTCCCGAAGATAGCGTTGCTCTTACGCACCCCGGTTCTAGCCTTGCGCTGCGCGACGCAAATCAGCGCGCTGCCGATTCCCAAGCAAAGAGTGAGTATGCTAAGTTCCTTATGGATATGCAGCGGGAACAGCGTCTTGCTACAAATACTACTGCTGCTGGTGGCTGGGGTCCAAAGAATCTTGGTGCGCTGAACCAATTGATATCTGATCCTATGGCTGATCCGGCGGCAGTAGCGCAGGCTAAAGCTGTACGTGACCAAATTCTCGGGGTTCCTGCTCCCGATCCGAATGCGCCTGCACAACCAGTAGCGCCGGAAAAGCCTAAAGAACAAGGTGCTTTCAGAAAGGCTGCCGGTGAAGTTGGAGAGTTCGCGCAGACTACTGCGGCTGCCGCTGCGGGCGGACTTGTAAAACTTCCCGGCGATTTGATGACTTTGTTTGGCTCAGATAAATACGGCCCAGCTATTTCTGCTGCCGGCGAAAGTCTGAAGCAAGAATTTACGCCCGAAGATGTAAAAATGCGGGCTACTGAATTAAAGAGGATGATTGACGATGATACCGTCAGCGCGATTGAGGTTGGCAAGTTTATTGGAACTAACCCCGATCTTATGGCTTATTTTGGGGGTGAGTTTCTTGGCGGCGGCTTTGGCGCTTCACTAGGCGTAAAAGGCGCAGCTAAGTTACTGGCAGCTACTGGTGCTGCCAGTAAGATCGGCGCGCAAGCTGCTAAGATTCCTGGCCTACGCAAAGTTACTGAAGCTGGCGCGCAGGCTACAGGTATTGCCAGCACAATGTCTTTGGGTGAAGTTGGCGGTATTCAGAATAGCGTATATCAGCAGGTACTGCAAAATACTGGCGACGAAGCTAAAGCTGCGGAAGCTAGAGCTGAAGTTCTCAAGCAGCCTGAGATATGGGCCGCTGCTGCATTAGGCACTATCCCGATTGCAGAATATACGCTTGCGCTCCGTAAGATTCCTTCGCTCAAGAATCTTCCTTTCTATAAGCGTGTGCCTGCTGCTGGTGGGCTTGAGGCTGGGCAAGAATACGGACAGGAAACTGGTCAAGCTGCTGGTGAAGCCGCAGCTATGGGGGACCAACGTAGCTTTGGAGAAAGGTTTACTGACCCAGCTACGCAAAAGCAAGGCGTTGTTGGTATGGTTACTGGCGGCGTAATTGGTACTCTTGCAGGTATTCCCGGTGGCGGGCCTGCTGATCCCAACGCGCCTAAACCTGTTGATCCAAATGCGCCCCCGGCTGCTGGCGCAGGTAATCCTATTGCCGCACGGGCAGCTAAGATTCCCGATCTACAGAATCTTATTAACGTAGCGATTGCGGCTGCGCCAAAGAAACCCGATCCTGCTGGTTGGTTGACAAAGCAGCTAGAGAATATGCCTGCTATCCGGGGTACGCCTGAGTTAATGCAGGCAATTCCCGGCTTCGTACAGCAATCTTTGGCGGGTCAGCAGGGTCAAACTGCCCAGCCTGCGGCTACGGCAGCGCCCGCAGGAACGCCCACAGCAGCGGCAACTGGTGAGCCAGCCGTAACCCCGGCAGCGGCTACAACTGCGCCCACAGCCGCGCCTGTTGCGGCTAGTGCACCTACCGAACAGCAACAACAGGCAGCACAAGTAGCTACTAATCAGACTACGGGTGCAGCGCCGCCTATTGCTGAAGTAGCTACCCAAGTTCGAGAATTACTTGCTACTATAGAAACTGCTGAAAAAGCTGCGGCTACTGCGGAAAAAAAGCCCGAGCAGATTGCGGAGAAAGTTGCAGAAGTTGTATTTGATGGGTCGGACCAAGAAGTATCTGACGTACTGATGCAAGAGCAGAAATCTGCCAGAGAAACTCTCGGTAGAATAGAAGCTGCTATGGAGGTAGGGCGAGCGGCTACTACTCAGATTCGCAATACGATACGCAACTACGCATTCCGCTCTGCTAAGATTCGCGGCTTGTCTGACGAACAGGCAAGTGCTTACGCAGAACATATGGCTACATATGTTACTGTACCGACTGCTAGAGGTATGGAGCCGGGTGCGCTTGAGACTGCACTAAATAATGAATTTACGCGCGTTGATGCAGACTATAGTCGCGCCTATGGTATCTCACCATATACGTCTGATCTTGGATTCGGGATCAGCGATCAGCAACGTAATGTGCTGCGCAGTATGCCCAGCACTGGTACTGATCTAGGATTGGGCCAAGGGCTTACCGACCAACAGCGTCGCGGGATTCAGCAGGGTATAAATGGACCGGGCAATGATCTAGGCTTCGGCGTTTCGCCAGCAGAACGTGAGCTGTTTAGTCAGCCGCCAAACATGCTGGGTCCAGATTTAGGATTGGGTCAAGGGCTTACAGAAGATCAACGCGCTAGATTCAGTCCTCCCGGTATCGGCTCAGAAGTTGGTGTAAATGCACCTGCCGAACCTAATATGGACTTGCCGCTTGAGCCAGAAGCGGCTAAAGAATTCTTACGCCTGTTAAATGAGGGTACTCCGCAATCGCTGGATCGGGCGCAAGAGATTCTTAATCAGGCTAAAGCGTTTGCGCCAAACGTCGATCCATTCGACCAAGAGTATTCTGATACTCTTATGCAGGAACAGGAAACAACTAAACCGAAGCGGAACCGAACTAAAGTTCAAACTAGAGTTGGAGGAAAACTTGCCTCCCCAAAACGGTAAGCCCTGAGCAAGAACTTCTTAGCTCAGGGCCGACCCCAACTATACCGGAACCAGAAACAACGGAATTACTGCAGGGACTTACGCTAGTTCCTACAACTGACGAAACTGTAGATGCGATTGACCAAGTTCTCGAAGCACAGAGTACGCCGCCGAGTGAGCTAGTAGTTATCGACGTAGATACTAAACTTGGGGAAACAGTAGAGGAAGATTACTCCAAGGAAGATGTACAAAAGTTGCGCACTCGCGCTAAAGACTTGTACTCTAGCGGTGATCTTACGATACCACAGTATATGTTTACGCTTGATCTACTGGCGAAGAAAGAATACGCTACTGTGGAAACTGTACTTGCTGAAGCTGAAAAAGCGGCTAAGGCTGGGCAGGGTCTAATGGCAACTAAGCGAGCTAAAGGAAATGCGAACCTCGATAGGCTACTTCAGCTTATCGGATCACAAATGTATGCGGGTAATCTTGCCGACGTTTCTGTTAAAGAACTTATCCAGAATTCGTTTGACGCAGTACGGGCATCTGTTGCTGAAGGACTAGAAGCAGAAGGCCGGATTGATGTTCTGATTGATCCGACTAACCGACTGATCGCGATACGAGACAATGGTAGGGGCATGACTCCTGCCACGATACGTAATGCTTTCTTGACTCTTGCAGGTACAGAAAAAGCAGGTCTTGCAAAAGGCGAGACAGCCGGTGGTGGCTTTGGTATGGCTAAAGCCGCGTTTCTTCTTGGTAACGAACGGATATGGGTCAATACCCAACGTGGTGGAACGAACAGTACGTTTAGCGTAAATAGTGAAGATATCTTCTCCAAGGGTTTCCCTATCGAAGAAACTCCGGTCGGTAAAACCGACCACGGAACAGTCATCATTGTCAAAGTTCCTGATAAGATTATGGTGAACGGAGAAGAGAAGTATGTTTGGTTCCCCTCAAATGCTTCAGCTATTGAATTCTTTAAGAAGCCACTACTTGATAGCCGGGTAGCTATATCGTTCAATCGGTCTTTCCGACTTGACCCCGAAGTTATCATCAACCCAAATGCCGACATATGGGAGCGGGGTTCCTTTGTGCCAATGGGCAAGTACGCAGATATGTCGGGATTTACCCAGCATACTACCGCTACATTCTCATGGGGGCAAGCTGATATTTTCATTGGTACGTCTCGACATAAAGAGTCCTATCTTGCCCAGCACTACGTTCTTAGTTCGGGCGTGTACCAGTTTGAGCATGCTTTTAATATTAAGGGGTGGGAGAAAATCCCATATGATATCTACATCAATGTACGCCCTTCAGTAAAAGCGGACTCTCCTACGTATCCGTTTGATATCAAGCGCGAAGGTTGGAAGGCAAACGTAAAGGATGACATAGGGCTTCTTAGTGACTATCTAAAGCGGGTTGCTTCTGGCAGAGAAGCAGAGGGCGTTGTAGATACCTTCAGAAATATGCGGGCACTGCCGCGCATCGATATGGATATTTCTGGAAATGTAGATCTGGATTCGTTCATTCGCCAGCGTCCACAGAATAAACCTCCAGAAGAAATGCCGGACATTCCTATCCCGGTAGGTATCGATATCTCTAACGGCAAAGTTACTGGTCGCTATGAAGATGGTACTACAGAGACTATGGTTGATCGTGAAAGCGAAAAGAACTATAGTTCTGGTATGGAGACAACGGTAGATGCTCCAAAGATTTCCGATTTCTTACTTGATATCGGGATTGACGCGGACTTGCCCGTACTGCATAATAACACTAACATAGACTACAGCAGCGTCGATCCTCTTGCAGATGTATTCTTTGCAGAAATGGGAAGCGCGATGCTTGCCGTGCGAGATAAGATTGGCGAGCTTTCGCAGAGTACTTCCTTGTGGGGGTATGACATACTTAATCGCAGTGTTGTAAAAGATAAGATGCCGTACTTTGTCGGCGTGTCTATCGACAAGCAATATCACGGCGTAAATATTATTGTACCAATGCAGGGGTCGTTCATAAATCCTTTGGCTGTGAAAGGGCAAACTTTGCCTAGCATTGTTAAGGGCTTGTATGATACAATGGTGCATGAGTTTACCCATATTGTCCACCGAGATCACGGTACTGATTTTGTTTCGGAATTCCACGAACTTGATTCTCGTCTAGCTGCTGATGGGTTTGATATCGAAATGCGAGTTCAGCTCGCAAGAATCTTGAAAAAATATGAGGGGCTATTCAATGATCTCCGCGACAAATACAATGAATCCACTACAAAAAACTCTGCGAAGTCTATACATGAGGGAGAAGGCGGCGGCGTCGCAGATGCCGGAGCTAACGCCCGACGTACTGGAGAGCGTCAGAGAAACGCTACGGACGCATCTAATGCTGTCGAAGGAAGAGAAGGATTCGATAGCGGCGAAAGACTTCGCAAAGATGCTATCAGTAGCGGAAAAATCCAAGACCGAGCAGGATTTCCTACAGGCGGTAGCGACATTACAATAGGCGAATGGCTTGCTGATACGACAACGCCAACCGATATCTTGCGTAAAGAGATTCCAGAATTTAATCGGTGGTGGAAAAAGCACGAAGCTGGCCTAAAAGCTCAAGGCATTGAGAATCCTAACGTACCGCAACAGTGGCAACTGCTGGACGACAATAAAGACTTTCCTGCTGCTGGCCCACAGATAGAGTGTACCTAATGGCTACTGCATGTTCACTTAATATGAAAGCTCGGCGTGCGATGGATCATGCATCCACGCTGTTTTCAGATCGTACCGCGCGCATTGATTCGTGGCTAGATAGACTTGCGGCTTTAACTGGCATACCTATACCTGCGCACCTAAATGTTAAAGTTCTAAATGATTCGGTGCAAGGCAAAGCGTCGAACCAGCAGGATGCTGATATCGCAGTTTATATTGAGCCTATGAATAAGGCCATGTTTGATCGGGCCACGGAGCTTGGGCAAGACTGGAAAGATTTCAAGTCTGGCGTATCTACTCATATCCGTATGCTTCAAATCATCGAACGCACGCAGGAGTTTCTAATCCGTCGTAAGTCTGCCGCTAAACATTTTACGAAAGAAGGTAACGAGCTTCGTGACTTGCTTCGTATAAGGCGCGAAGAATACGCTATTCTTGTGCCGAAGAATACGCCCCAAGAGAATCAGCGTAGACTGCAAGAGCTTCTGGAAATGCGGGCGGAATTGCTCGACCCAGATAATGCCGTAAAGTATTTTAAGGAAGGCGAATCTGGCGCATACAAAGATCAACTAGACTACGAAGGCCAAACTTGGGCCGATGCGGAAATGTATCTCGGCGCAATGAATCCTGAATACGGTCGGTTCTACGAGCAGCACTATGAGAAGTTTGCTGCGATTCGTGAGGAGCTAAATCGTCGGCGTTCGCAGTCGGGAGCTAATGGCCCGATCAAAGATTTCGTGCGTGGGTATATGGGCTGGCAGCATTACATGCCGTTTAAGTCTCCGCAGGTAGAGGATCTGGAAAGTTTCTTCGATGACTTTGATGTCTGGGAAAGCACGGGCTATCTGAATGACAATACTGACCAAGAGTTGAAGGGTAAGACTAAACTCTCCAACGATATGATTGAACAACTTCAGTTCGATCTACTGCGTTCGGGTAAGAAACTCTATGAAGCCGAGGTTGCGCATGCGATCAAGGGCGTCATTGATATGTATGGCCCGACTCTGGCTAATGCCAAAGTTATAGATACCTACAACACGACTACGATCAAGCACGATTCTCTTGGTAAGCGTCCGCCCGGCGGGCGTATTGCACGTAAGCCGAATACGATTGTAGTACAGGAAGGTGACGTATCTCATGTAATTGAGATCAAAGACCCTGATCTATTTGTCGGCCTGAAGAATCAGTGGCTACATACGAGTGACATTGCTAACTCAATCTATAAATATACGATCCGCCCTATCGGCAATCTCAAGACAAAGTACAATGCGCCGTGGGTATTCTACACGAACTTCATCCGTGAGTTTCGTAACCAGCTTATCTATGGCACGCTTGATCTCGGGTATAAAGATGGTAAGTACGACTTTGGAATCTCCAAGAAGTATCTCCAAAACGTGCTAGCCTTTGGCGGTTTTAAGGATGCGCTAGGCTATCATACTAGAGATTATCTTGGTAAGCAGCAGCTTGAAATGCAGGGTTCGGTGTATGCCAAGTGGGCGAACAAACTCTCTGCGTTAGGCGGCGAGAGTACGTTCCTGCAAAGTCTGGATATCCAATCCATCCGCGAGAAGATGGATGAAATGTATTTGGCAGCTATCGGCCAGACTGGCGTAAAAGGTAAGCTCAGTAAAGCTAATGAGTATTACGAAGGGCTTATCAATGGCGTTGATCTGTCTACCCGCGTAGCACTGTTCAAGGCGATAGTTGAATCTGGACGTATGGATGAGCAGACTGCTGCGATCTACGTCAAGAATCTAATGAACTTCAACTATCGTGGTAAGTATGGCGAGTGGCTACGTACCGCATATATCTTCTACGGACCCGCTGCGGCTGGCGTGTTCCGTATGTTCCAGACATTTCTACGCGCAGAAAATCCCGCCATGATGGGCGCGCTTGCTGCCATGTATGCAGGATCAACTGCTATGGCATACATGCTTGCCAACATGGTGCTCGGCGAAGGCGACGATGGCGAAGATGAACTGAAGAAGGTAGATGATTATACGCTGATCCGCAACTCAGTTATTCCCATATTAGGGGATAACGGTGCGCTCTACGTATTGCCCCGTGCACTAGGCATGGAGACTGTACTTGCCATGCCGGGTATTCTTACTGCAAGATTGCTGCTCGGGCATACTACAGAAACCAAGGCATTCATTGCTGCTGTAAAAACTGCACTGGACAATACTACCTTTGTCGCGCCTGCCGATCCCGGCGATTCGATCAATGCCGAAAGTGTAATGACTGCGTTCGGTATGACTCTAGTTCCGTCGCTGGCTCGCCCGATATGGGAATCAAGAGTTAATACCACAGCACAAGGGCTTCAAATCTGGAATCCGTATATAGATAAAGATACGCCTAAATATATGCAGGGTCGGGATAACACGGACCAGATGTATAAGAGTTTGTCGAAACTTCTATACGATAGTTTTGGTGAATTCGGAGATTTCACACCAGAATCTTTGAAGCATAATCTTACCCAATATACGGGCGTGCTTGGTACAACTGCGCATCGCATGGCTACGTGGAATGATAAAGTTCTTCGCGGTGATCCGCTGACTGCGGTTGATATCCCGTTGATGCCTACGCTGCAAACCAAGGATGCGATCTACTACCCGCAGCGTGTATTCAGCGAAGCTCGACGAGAATGGAGTCTTGGCAAGAAACGGTATAAAGTTATCACCGATGAAGGCTTACCGATGGAACAAGGCCCGCGCCTTAGTGTGGGTCTTGATAAGCAAGTCAGAAGTTATGATCGCAAGATCAATAAAGCTATTGATGCGGTACGTGCATCTAATATTCCAGAGCAGGAGAAGGCCGATCGAATCCGAGTGCTTATGGAAACACGTCAACTAATGCGAGCGCAGACACTCGCCCAATGGAATGCATTTAAGGATCAACAATGAAACTTCAACGAGTAAAGTATCGAGTAAACGGCATGCGTGTTGTATTCCAAGGTGCCGCCGTAATGAGCGACTTCGACGGCAATGTTAAATATATCATTGGTGAAAACAACAGCATCCAAGTTTTTACCAAGTGGGATTATGTCGAACTGGATCAAGGTCCGCTGGCCTATATGGATACAGCGAACTACGTACCTGTCGGTATAATCGGCCCAGTTGATCCAGTAGATAAGTAGCACAAATAAAAAACCCGGCTTTCGCCGGGTTTTTTATTACCGCATGGGGTTTCTGAAGTTGAATACGTCAACACAGAAATCTTTTATAGCGTACATCCAACTAGGCAAGGGTCGTATGAATAGCGCTACATCTACACCGTCGATATCCATATTGACCGCCTCTTCTGGACTCATCCAGATTTTTTGGGGCCACTGTTTCTTCTTACCTTGGACTATAACCAAGTAGCAATTTTTCATCTTAATTTTTCCTGTTGGTGGGCGCAGTAGGACTCGAACCTACAACCAAGAGATTATGAGTCTCCTGCTCTACCATTGAGCTATACGCCCTCGCGATTATCAAGCTCCGGCTTAGTGCGTGCTATCTCCGCTAAGAAGAATGCATTGCATAGAATATGATCTATGTGCGGCAGTCCGCTTTCAGGATCATTATTCTCGCCAGACACATACGCGGCTAGATGCCGCATCATGCTATCAACAATCTCTGTATGAGGCAACCCCTTACGCCAGTTATTTCTGGAATACTTGGTTGCCCCATACTGCATTACCGCCGCGAGTCCAGCAAGCGCATGCTTGCCAGTCAATACGTAATTAAGCTGCGGCTTATCATCGTTAAACCGCATACCTATTTCAGTTGACGGCTTGACTGGCTTCTTCATTTCCGGCTTCCTTTTCGGCAGCAGCCTTCTGCATGGCGATATTCGATGCAGCTTCGTGCTGCGCTAGAATGCTGAACAGCACCGGGCCAAAGGTCGCAAGCCATAGCAAACTATTTGCGTCATTACGCGCTTCGACATGCACTGAATTATCCGACATCTTCTTCAGTGCTTCCCGACCGTTGGCCGAGATACTGATACGCATACCCTCAACTGCCAGTTGCTGCACCGGCACAATATTGTCGGTTCCGTCTGCCATCTTGATAGTAACAGTGTTCATTGAACGATCTCCTTTGGTTCGTAGATAATGGCGATACTGCCACGGTACTGCCTGCCTTCTGTTCCGCCTGATACTTTACAGAATTGCATGCAGAATTTATTCACTGCGCCCTTGCCCGCCTTGGATTCAGTAGCAAGTTCGTGCATGGTAAATCTGCCAAGTTTCTTGGCAGCTTGCAGAATTCTCTCCCATTGTTTTGGGAAAGACATATCGATCTTCGGCGGAAGTTTCTTCACGAGCGTATCCAGAATTTCCGTATCAAAAGATGCTTCGGCTTTTTTAGTGGCGCAGAATGGTCCCTTGCGCCAAGGACTACGTAATGATCTCATACGTTGTAATTCCGAATCTGCGAAGTTCACAGAATCCCTCCGACTCCCCGATTGATTTTAATCAGATGCTTTGTCTGGTACTCTGCATCTGATAGTGCATTATGGGCAACCCCATCTTGCAGCTTATCCGCAGCGATATTCCAGAATACGTTCTTAATCGTGCGATAGTCCATCACATGATTGTATTTCCACGGAGCCTTACGTCCAGCAACTCCATATAGATGTTCCAGAATTACGATATCAAACTGCGCACCGTTAGCCCATACTTTACCGCAACCGGGGATAAGGTAGAACGCAGCGAGTTCATCAAGTACGGTAAGGATCGGAGTGGCCGCAGAAGTAAGTGCTTTTCGCGCAGCTTCAGATTGCTGCATCCACCAAAGAATTGTACCCGTACCCATCGTACACTGCGGATACCTATCATAATCTTTCAGATCGATGACCCGATAGAACTTATCTTGGATACCGTTCTCATCAAATACTGTAGCGCCGATAGACAGCACTACCGCAGTCGGGCGAACGTCCAGTGTTTCGATGTCAATCATGCAGTGGTTCATGGCAATAACTCCGAGATAACTTTAATTTCAGGCTGTTCAAGAAAGAAATAGCTTGCACTATGTATCTCTTGAGTAATATCATTCGTATTCGCATCGATCATTTCTTGAACAGTGCTACCGTCAGCGTAGTGTTCGGGATTGAGATCGGTATATCCTACTACAGTTATCGTAAATTTAGCTCGGTTCATGTTAATCTTCCTCTACCAAGGGTACATCTTCCCAGACTAGCTCGCCAAAACTCGACTGCATCATCTGCTGAAGAATCTTTACTTTACTCTGAGTCTCTGGCAGTATGCGGGTAACAAAGCGCAACTCGTTTGTCTTGCGCCAATAAATTCCTGTTGGGGTATCGAACACGCTCATTTCTTTTCTCCAGCTACTTGCTTTGTTCTAGTAAAACGTGCTCTAACCCACTGGTGGGTTGCAGAATTTGCGCAACCGCGTAATTTGTGTCGTCGTATAAATTCCGCAGCGGTATCTTCGAGTATTTGCCACCACGCACCATCAGGGGCATCATCGTCGTCCGCCGCATCAAGTTCGGCGAGAAATTCCGGCAATAATCCTTTGGGAATCGGAGTATAGCTCATTTCTTTTCTCCTATTGCTTGCTCTGCTTTCTCTAGAAATTTTTTCAGATGTTCGTGCGTTACGCGCGGGTCATCGTTGAAGTCCTCCAAGTATTTGAAACCTAGCTTACTAGCTAGACTAGTAAGTTTATTATACAATCTATCTGCATGTACCCCTAACACTGCGTAGTTCTTATCTTTAATTCTATCTAGCGCTCCGACAATACACCAACAGGTGACGTTCGGGTCCGATACTCTATGCCAGCTTTTTCCACCGCCAAGTCTACATAGTGCGCCCTTAGCCCAGCGAGATTCGATAGAGAGGATGCTCCGAAGCGCAGTGAGAATCTTCAGTTCTGTTTCTATATCAACTGGAAACTTATCGCCTTTCATAAGCCCATACCATTGCTTATCTGTATAGTATTGTGAAGTATCAGGATCGCGTACTGCGCTTGAACCTACTACCTTATATCCCGCAGTAGCCATTGTTTGAGCCTTGCGACGTTGGGCTAAGCCCGCGTCATTCTCCGGCAGTATTATCTTTGGGCGAAACCGTGACATATTTTGCGTTCTTCGATACTGGTTCGAGACTTCTACTGATTGCTTCTTGGCCAGTTATGATCCGCTCGATATCTTCGCGGAACTCTTGCTTAGTAAGATTTAATACCCAAGTCTTTACGGATATCGAGGGTAAATCGTTGCAGCCTGCGGTCAATCTTTTGCTCTTATTAGTCTCGACGAGTATACCCATATTGCGCATACGAGTTTCCCACCAAGATAACGATACGTTATTGAACTTACAGTAGTCTGTTAGTGCTTTAACTTCGATGAAAGCTACCGCCGCACCGGGGTCAACTTCTATACGTATCTGTGGCGTATCCCGCAGATGGGGCATAAGCGAGTCACGAAGTTTGCCCTGCACAATTACGATGGTATTACGAATCTTACTAGCAAAGAAGTTACCGAGGACAGAAAGCGGGTCCGCGGTTTTCTCTTCCACATTGGTTCGCATACTGGCAATGTGCTTGGCCGACCATGCATATAACTTGTCCATATCATACCTGTGTAGTCCGAGACTCTTTGCAATTTCTCCACCTACCATGACGCATGCCAGAAGAGCCGACCAGAATCGTTCAGGGCTTTTAATGCCTAGCTCCCGATCAATCTGGATGATAGCATCTTCTAGTTGCTGCACCACAGCATCCTTATTTTCCACAAGATACTTGGCATACACGTCGCCCGCAGTACCGTAGTTTCTTTCCAACTTGCGGAACGCTGCATCTGCCATAGTCTTATCGATCACAACATTACCATCTACGCGAATCTCAAAGACACGAATAGCTTCTGCTGACGAGTTAGCCTTTTGCTGCGAGAGCTTGTCTACCAGTGATAGATTACTGGATGAACACATAACCAGCGCCCACGTAGCAGTGTTAGCTTTCAACGAAGCATTAGAATGTAGGCGATTTCTACCGCGACCCTGAGTGATGTTGTAGCAAAGGTCGCTCAGTTTCTTATCGTCGATGTTGGTGATCTCATCATACATCACTGGCAAATTGTGCATAGCTCCGAGAATTACTTCGGCGCTATTAACTGTATCGCTTTCTTTCAGCAATTGTTCTTCTGGTTTCATCCATACTGAAGCGATGACTTTCAGCACGGTACTCTTGCCACTACCTTTCTCACCAACCATATTGAAGATAATGCCGCTATGGCCGGTGAACTTATACAGCGGGCTAGCGAATGCCATCAAGGCTCCGAACGCATATGGCTCAAGCCCCGGTTGGTTATATGCATCAAACACATCAACCCAGCGCTGCAATGATCCGGCTATATTAAACTTGGATACAAGTTGCTTCAGCGCTCCTGACGTTTCAACCGACGAAATAACTCCCGGCGCATACATCCTATTACCCACAACAAACGCAGTATCATCGTGTCTCCAACCGAGTTGACTATACATACTAGCTGAACCCTGAGTTTTCTCAAGCGCCCGTATGCTCTCTACCATATATCTTCCTACGTTATATGCTTTGGAACCTTGACCGAACGTAGGAACAACACCGCCTTTCATCAGTACCTTGAACGCTGATTTCTTATCGTAGAAATCAGATAGCGCCGCAGTCTCCTCTCGCCAACCATCAATAGGCTGAAAGTATTTATATCGGATCAGCCATTCGCCCGAGCTTTCATCCCGAAGTTTCTTAACTGGAAATAGATCATAGTCATATACCAGTTCTGGCGGTGCCCCTTCTTCTGGGACAACTTCAATTCCGCCTGTAGATCGGCGACGATACGGCCACGGGGGAGTAAACGAGATCGGTGGAACCACTACGACAACAGCAGTAGTACCAGATGCCAATTGAATCGGGGAAGTTATCTTCCCGTAATAGGGGCAGGCAAGACAAGCAGCATGATTAAGCCCATCAAAATGCCTGCAAGTAGTGGGACCACTACCCACTCCTGTAGCTTGGGCCAGCTTTGCTTCAGTTGCAGCATGCGAGTATCCAGCATGTCCTTCAGATATTTTGTGTGCCCATTCATTCGGATTCTCCCCGTGCTTTACTAGATTCAAGCCGGCGTACCATAGCGGCTCGGTACAGTTTGCGCCGCCAGTATCCAGCATTTCTTTCATCTGCGCGCAGTTCTCAATAACCTTATCGAGCTTTACTGGCGGAGACTTGGAAAAGATACTGAGCTTGGTATGATTACCATTTATTTTACCCGTCTGCGCTGTCCATGTAGCAACCGCATTGATAGGGAACACGTCACCTTTACGTAAAACTACGACAGTGGCTTGTCGCTTCTGATTCGTGCATCCCGGTATGCGCAGCAGACTTGTTCTATCTGCGATACGTGTCGGATCAGCAGCAAGTCTAGGGTACTTCTCAACAACCAAATTCTTAAAGTACGCACTCTTACTGGCAAAATCATCAGCAGATAGGGAAGTGTCCGCAGTCCAGTAGACATGGAAACCGCCACCAGTAAATACTATGGTGGGAGTACCCAACAGAATTTCTTTTGCAAGCGCCGCTACTTCGACAAGAGCTTCTTTCTTATCTGTGTGATGTCCCGGCTTATCGTCCCGAATATCTACGTCCAGAATAAGCGAGCGAGTCTCCAGACAGTTCTGGCCTACACGCACCCTACTCTTGGCGTCAATTATTACGGCGCGATCTCTGAGCGTGGATATGCAGAAATAAACATCCTGCCCTTGGGCATTCAGTTCTATTGCATCATTCACCAGATCATCAATCAGTTCGTAGGTTCTATGCCTTACTCCTGTACTAGATTTCATGGCGAGGCAATAAAGCCCGTTCGTAGGAAGTACGTGCGCCAGAAATTCTTGCGGGGTCATGATTACCCCATCAAACCATCAGGCATTTCTTCCCCTGTGCTTTCCGCTACACGATACAGGTGCTTATGAAAGTACATCCGAATTAGTCTGATCTTTTCTTTTTTGCCAATAGGCGAAGGAAACTTTCCTTCCTCAATTAGTTCTTCTAACGCATGCGTGAGAGCAATGCGCTTCACGCCACTGGCGAAATCTACTTTCTTATTCTTGTCAAACCATGTATATATTGTTTGCCTTGTTACGCCCATCACTTCCGCTATTACACCAATACTTACGTCAGCATTAAAGATAGCAGCGCTGAAAGGGGAGCTACCGTATATCTCCCGGCGCTTATTAGTAATAAACATTTATAGTCTCCCGTAAACAAAAGTGTACCCGGCGTAAGAATCTACGCCGGGTACAAGCCCGCTACTTAGAATTCAATACCTGCCAGCAACTGATCGATATCAGCGGTGCTGGCGGGTGCTGCGGTCGGGCTAGGGGTTGCCTGCTGGGCAGGCACGGGGACTTCCACAGGCGTATCGGCAGCGCTCACGCCGAACTTTTGCACCTTGGGTGCTGCTGGGGTAACGGGTTGGGGTACGGCTTGCTGGACGGGCTGGGGAGCCGGTTTAGCGGGTGCGGCTTGCGGTTGGATATTACTTGGCGCAGGACCAGTATTTACCACAGCAAGCGGAGTACCAGGTTCATCGCCCAACGTATTCAGATCAACAGACTTGTACTCGTTAATGAGTTCCTGATCTGCCAGAATCGTCTGGACCTGAGCCGCCATATCCTCGCTGATAAATCCAGTAGGAGTAAAGAACAACTTGGCAACACTGGCATTCGTGTCGAACGTCAATTCCGTAACAAGCATCGACGGGTTGATACCCTTACCCTGCAACAACTTACTGTATTCAGTAAGGGTATACTTGCCGTCCGCAGAATTACCTTGGCCAAAGATACTCATACCCTTGGCGTCGAGAATAAACGGAGTAGCCTTACCCGCAATAAGAACAACCAGACGCTTGAAGAAAGAACAGGCGCGGCCACCAGTATCGCTAGAACCCTTCTGATTCTGCGGGCAGATATCGCAGCGCGCAGCCTGCATCTTTGGCGACATAGCATTTGGAGTTACGCCATCAGAAGAGAAACATCCCGGCCTAGCAGCAACACCCTGCTGGTACTTCTCGCTATACCAGATACGAGAAACATAATCGTGAGCGCCGACAATAATAACCGGCAACTTCAGAACATCCAGTACGCGCTCTTGTGCGCCTGCCACCTTCAGAATGAACCGACCATTCTTCATGGTGATACGGTTACGGGAATCGACCGAGCCGCCAAGATTGATATTGGTAGCGAGAGTCTTTACAGCCTGCAAGTGTACCGGCAAGCTATTAGTATTCAGTATAGAAAGATCCATGCTCATTTCTTTTCTCCAAAGTTAGTTAACAATACACCAGTCACAGGCAAGAATATCGGTCTGGCTTGCCAACCAAGGCACACAAGACCCATCGGCAGTACGCATATCGATATGCGGAAGATATTTAATCTCCGTACCTTCTGGGTAAATACCCAGAAGCGGCGGGCGATTTACTTGAAAGGTGCTGCCGGGAACAAGGTATACAAACATACCTTTACCATTCCAACCTTGGCGGGCAACTCTAGCACCGTTCCGCAGTGCTAGAAGCGCTAGCCCAAAATCTAAATCATGATCGCCCATTTCTCAGGTTCCTTTTCGGACAACGATTTCAGAGTCGGTAAACACATTCAGGCCGGGAGGTATTGTATTAGTTTCTTCTCGAAACTCTTTCAGCGCACCTTGGCCTACCCTTTTCTCCAGCATATCCAAACGGCGATGTTCAAGTATCCAGTTATGGAATACTCCCCAATCGACGCAGGTGAATCTAGTACGCGGCTGCTGGTATGCAATGCCGTTGCTGCCCTTGAACTGCGTAACACCTAACTTTACTTGCATAGCTTTCAACCATGCTTCTATCTTATTCATCTGTTCAATTAGAACTTCATCCTCCCGCTCGTATTTTTTACGTAGGTCCGTCCGCTCATCGCGGAGCGCTATGTATTTACCGATAACATCATCGACACTTATCTGGGACATGGCGTTTTTCTCTTAGGGTCGTGTATCTTAGCATAGACAGGTCACGCTGTCAACTCCGAATATAAATCAAGAAGCGAATCTTGAAAATGTTCCTTGTCGGCTAGCGCCTGATAAAGTTTCTGCTCGAATGGGTCTGCCATAATGCGGCTGATTGTTACTGGATGAACCTGACCGGGCCGGTCCATTCGATTATTAGCTTGTATGTAGTATTCTGGATTCTGTTCAGGTCCATACCATATGCTGTTATGTGATCGGGTAAGTGATATACCGTGTGATGTAGTAGCAGGATGCGCTATGATATGTTGCAGGCTCGAAGAGTTCTGGAACTCGCCGAAGATTTCCGTTCGCGCCTTCATAGATGTATCCCCAGAGATCACGGCTACCTTGAAGCGCTTCGCTAGATGCTTCTGGACAATACTCATTACTCCTTTGAATGGAACAAAGATAACACACTTGTCGCCCGCTTCGTCGATGATCTCGTCGAGGCAGTCTAGTCGCGGCGAACAGTCCAAGTATTGATGAACATGCTCGTCGTCATATACAACACCCATACATATCTGTCGTAGCTTAGTTAGCTTAGCCGCAGCATTGACTGCTGTAATAGGTATGCCTTGGCCGCGCTCAACACGATAGAAGCTAAGCATGTTGTTGAATGCGTCGCGCTGTTCCTTCGATAGATTAGCTTGCCGATAGGTGTACGTGACCGGCGGCATATCCAAACAATCTTCTTTGGAAAATCGTATGGCCGGTTTCATGTACTCCATTACAGTCTCAATAGCGTTACTCTTCGGTATCCATTTGAAGTTGGATATCCGAATCATAATGTTGTTCTTAAACTGCGCGAAGCTATCCACCATTGCATGCGGGTTAACTAGCTTTACTAGCCCGTACACGTCAGTTGGTGCAGTGGCAGTAGGCGTACCAGTTAAGAGCCATACCCTAGTTTCGGGTTTGACAATTCGCTGAAGTGCCTTGTACTTTTTCGTGTTCGGATGCTTGTATGCGCTAGCTTCATCTACAATAATCAAGTCTGGCTGATAAAGCCTAAGCTCTTTCTCTACGATCTTAATGCCGTCTGGGTTAATGATAAGGTAGTCAGGCTCGTTGTCGATGATTGCTCGGCGAAGTTCGGGATCACCGTAGCATACCGCAGTATTACGCTGCGGACAAATGCCAAATAGTTCGCTCTCCCATACTGACTTCATGCAAGAAATCAAAGATACGATCATGACCCTGCGAACTAGCCCTGCTGCCCGCAAGAATTCTGCCGCCCAAATACATGCGGCAGTCTTTCCAGTACCCATATCGTTTAGGCAGAATGCCCGCATATTGGGTACTAGAAATTCTGTTGTAGCTATCTGGTGATTGAATGGCTTCCACTTTCCGGGGTATTTAAAGTTACGAGTAAGTTGCGTATTCGTAAGCCCAAGCCGTTTAAGCTCAAGCGCATACTCCATAGCACGGGGTACGACAAGTAGTTCGCCCCCGTTATATGGCAGTATCTTATGCTTAGGAAAGTAGGTGACGTAATTCCGTTTCTCTTGTGGAAGAGGAACTGCGATTACGTTATTGCTGACGTGCATGATTTTCTCGCTTGAGCCTCGTTATATAAATCTTCCATACGGTTCAACAGCATGCGAAGAAAGTCTAGGTTGCTATTGTGTATAACAATATAGATGCCGCCTGCCGCCCTCACGTCGCCTTCCCTAAGAACCTGAAGCGACGATTGCTTGCTTGTCTTTGTATACTTAGCCTCGATAGCTAGATACTTGCCGAACGCACAGACACAAAAATCCTCGACACCATTCTTGCCATAGCCAGTTTGCACCGGCATGAAAAACGTAACAAGCGGATCATAAGATTTAAGTATCTTCTTAATCTCCTTCTTGACGTTATACTCACTCATCGTGGTAGTCCAGCAAAATCTTGGTGCGCAGATACTGATCGCGCACAGTATAGCTAGTGCTCTGTAGCGCCTTAATAACTTCTGGATCAGATAGAAGTCTGCGGCATTCTTCCAGTTGTCGGTGCATCAAATCTTTAGTATCTTCAAATGCGGGAGAATGAACAGCCATTAGGAATTCCCCTTCATAGATGCGATGATCTTGTGGCCGGTTTCGTACCAGTCAGACACGCGATTAAGTTCGTTTAGAAATAGCATAGCGATGCATAGCTTGGCAATGTGTGGGGGAGCTTTGTTCTGGTCAATTAAATCCTCGTCAATGTATAGCTCCAGATTGCGTTCTGTTGCGACGATGGCCCCAGCGGTGCCGGTCAGGCGGATACCTACTAGAGTACCGTCTGGAGAAATGACAGCGATCTTAGGTTTGCCGAAACTCATTTTCATTCTCGATACTAAGAGTATACAGGTTAGCCTCGGCTTGGTATGCTCCGACTACGGCAAGAACATGGAAAGTCTGTCCGATATGTTGCTTTGCCAATCTACACGCTTCTTTTATCGCACTATCTGCGGTAGTATGCTTAATACTAGTTGAACCAAAACCATGTACCATCCAATAACGAGCAGTTTTCATGTTCATTTAATACCCCCAAGGTATCCACCAACCACGGTACCATACTTTTTGTTCTAAGTCAGAGAATCCTGTCTGGCAATTGCCAAAGTAAAATCTTATCATATCCACACTCTACTTACCTCCAGCATAGTACCCATTATGTTCGCAGCTATGAACCGGACACCAGTCACGGCATAGCCCACTGCGACGCTTAGGCCAGAAGTTATTGCGGTAGCTATTCTCCATGAAAGTAGTAGCCATAACAAACTTATCCCAAGTGGCGGCTTGCGGGCCGGTGCGGGTATACTCGTTCTTAGTTACCTTCTTAAATTTGAGCCAGATATATGCTACCTTGATACGCTCAATCTCTGGATAATGCGCAAAGATTAGTAGTGCGTTAAGTTTGAGCTGCTCGAAATCGTTCTTGACCTTACCTGTTTTCCAGTCCATAGCCACGGCAGTATCGCCGCAATGTATGAACAAGTCAGTGATGCACCGGCACCATGCGGTAGGATCATCATAGTCTACAGGCTCAAACTTCCGATTGATTGCGAACTTACGCTCTGCATGAAACTCACCGGGAATCTTGCGCACGCTATCCAATACTGTCTGGAATACCGACAGAGTTTCTTCTAGCGGAGTATCAGATTTGATGTTATCTTCAAGTGCTTTGTGTACTCGATTGCCCCACTTGATTGCTTCTGTCTCTGGTTCCTGTACTCGCTTTACAACACGAGTCATATAGAACCGATGCGGACAAGTCTCGTATTGAGTTAGGCCAGAATATGACCAGCGAAAGTTAGACATCGATAACCTCAAGCTCGACGAGCTTATCATTCTCGGTACGCAATGCCAGAAGGATTTCTTGCTGCGCTTCGTCAGTCTTGCACATACACAGCACACTTACAAGAGCTATTATCTTTTGCTCTTGCTTGCGTATGGTATGAGCACGCATAAAATTCTTGTCCGACGCAAGACGCGGGACACCAGCCATGTTCATAGAGTAGCCTTCTTCGCTCATTTCGCTTCTCCATATATCTTATGATATTTGACTTCTGCCGCAACTGGCAAGTCGGGCCACCATGACGGAGGAATAGACATCAGTCTCTCCATAGTATCCCGATCTTCGTGTGCAGATTCTTCTGGTACAACTGGCACAAGTTCATCATGTACCTGTAGCGTAGGACGCATATGTGGCGGCAGACTAATTGCCTGCTCTTTAATTACACAGCCAGCCAAAGCCTGTGAGATATTCTCCATGACCTTACCGCCATAAAGTTTTGTTTCATGCTCAGTACGATGGGTGCGAGTACGGTATACCCATTGCTCATTGCTATCTCGACGTAGGCCGGGATAGCGGAGAGTTAGCCCACCCGGCAAATGGATAGCGGGAACCTGAGTATTGAAGAATTCCTTATAGAATTTATCTATGCCAAGGCGCACGATATTAGCGGGCGGAAGAAGCATATCTTCGCCACGATACATGGATAGAATAGCGTTGTCACAGATACGCCAGAAGCGTGGCACCATATAAAATACTTGACGATAGTACCGAACGATCTGGTCAGCTTCTTCAAGTGTTAGCTTTACACCCTTGAGTCCTGCAATCTTACGGAACTTATCTTTACCGCATCCATATTGCAGACTAAGACAAGCGAGCTTACCAAGAAACCGCTCCGCTTCATCCTTCTTGGTAATCTTCCTGCCGTATAGATGTGATGCGAACCAGCAGTATAGATCACCACCGGATCGAATAATATCCAGCGCATCTTCCTGATTCACCAAAGTCATGGCAATACGCAACTCAATACCAGTTGAGTCGCCAACTACTACGTTATATCCATTAGGTGCATGAATACTCTTGCGCAGTTCTGAACCACGCTGCATATTCTGCGGATTGCCACCGCCACCTTTAGCGCCAGAGAATCTATGCGTAGCTAGTGCCCCGCAGTATTCAATATCTACAGGCCACGGACCAAAGTCTGCGTGATTGGCGTAGCTTAATGCTCTTGTTTCAGCTTGTGAAGTCTTGAGTCCCATTCTTGCTTCAACAATACCGACAACATCAGGATTGTCAGAGTTAAGTATCTCAAGAAAATCTTCGTCTGTTTTAGCGAAGGCATAAGTTTCTTTCCCTGTAGTCGGGGAAATCTTAGTCGGGGGAACTACGCCGTACTCTGCCAGAAGATCGGCGAACTTATCGTTGCTGCGAAATACTTCTGGCGAATGCGTGCGAGTCAGGTTGTCAAGTAGGTCTTGCTTATGCTTCAATACCGCATCGCGATGAGCCAGCAGCCTTTGCTTATCCAGCATTAGCTTAGGCTCAGTGAACATGCGAATAGTCCAGTCCATGACCGGAGCTTCTTTCTTGGGAAAGTACGCCCAAAGAATCTTACATATCTCGTATGTAAGTTCTACGTCTGTAATACAGTAGCCAGCAAGAATAGCCTCTTGCTGCGGAGATAGATTGTATACGCCCTTGGTAGTAGCAAGCTCTTTGCCCTTGGACCTGCCCAATAGAAACTGCGCTATAGCATCCAGACTAAAACCCGGCGGAACATTGCCCAGTAATGCCCGCGCCATTGACTTAGTATCAACCAGAAGTGCAGGCTTATATCCATACTTCCAGTGAAGTATGGATGCGTCGAACTTCAGATTGTGCCCGATAAGAATCGTCCGATTCCACGGAATGCGCGCGAATAAACTAGGCAAGTCCTTACCAGTTACCCAACTGATAGGACCGTCCTCAATCTTAATACCTGCGCCATGTGCCTTAAATCTCGGATCATGAATATACTTTGTCAGAGTTGTATCTCGCTTCTGTAGTGAGTAGTCATCTGCGTAGTAAGTTTCTAGATCAAGAGTTATCTTTACCGGCTTCATCTTTCGCCCCCGACACATGCAGATAAAGAATATGAGATTCTTTGTCAATACGGCAGCGCATACGCACATTGCGTGCGTCGAAGCCATGTTGGTGGGCAACAATTGCGTTATTAAAGTTTAGGTTATGGTTCGCCTTTGCCAAAAGTAGTTCAACATCGCGTTCAATATCCTGCGGACTAGCAGTTTCGGTACGTCCTCGGATAGCCTTTAGTGCAGTAGCTACGCCACTGGCAAAGCCAGCGCAGCTAACATGCATAGGTGCAGTAATTTGAATCTTAGTTTCCATGTATCCTCCAAAGGTAGTGCCGGCATTGCTGCCGGCACAATTACGTCAGATGAAGCGAGCGAGTAGCCTGCGGAACAGCGACGGTTCAGGTTCGATATCTTCCGGCTGAAGATTCGCACGTTCAATTGCCACAGTTAATTGCGGCAGGGTAAAAAGCGCAGGAACCCAAACACCGCTAGCGTCTTGGATATGGCAGCCAACGTACTCCGTAGCTTCAGCAAAGCCACGCTTGATATTGATACGTTCTTTAGACTTGATTATCCCAGACATGGCTAACTCCTACTTATCTCGCTGATACACGGACTCGACATCATAGACGGCATTGACGTTGGTCTTGTAGTAGTAGTCATATGATGCAAGGATAACTTGCCGCATATCAACTACGCGCGGATTGGCGTCAAGAAGCCTGCCGCCGGGAGTACGAGAGTCATTAGATACCGCAGCAACTGGATTGCCATCGGTATGTATCAGATTCGTATCTACAAACCTTTGCTGATCGTCATCCCATTCGCGGGAAACTGCCTGCCACCAAGATCGCCATAGAGCAGAGCGTCCAGTTGTCGGATCAGTAGGATTAAGACGCATGATTGCCATAGTAAAACGTGCGTTACCGCAGTTAAACTCTTGCAGATTCTTTTGGCTTTCATTCATGGTAGCGTAATCTTCTGCGTCTTGGACATACCACCATACCGGCAGCTTTGCCGCAAAAGAAAGTTTAAGTTTTTCGCCGCTATCAAGAAACTCTTCGCGGATAGTTTCGGCAGCACCAAGTTTTGTATAGCCAAGAGGTTGCAGATCGAACACTGGCGGATACTTAGCGCTGCTCTGCCCGGTCGGACTTCCTTGCAAGATAGAAATAGCTTGTTGCAGTAACTTAACAACTTCACTACTCATAGCATTTTCTCCTAGTGGATATTTTCTTTTTCATTTATGATACCCCATAAATGAAAAGAACCCCAAGGGTAGCCCTCGGGGTTCTTTTTGTCAAGCCGCATCTAGTTATTATGCAAGACCGGCGAGAGCATCATCCACAGAAGTTGCGACCACAGCCGGGGTACTGGTCACAGAACTAACCTGCGCTTCTGCCGCAGCTTCAGCAGCACGCTGCGCTTCGCGTGCATCCTGAGCAGCACGCACTTCTTCAGGCGTCAGAATCTTAGCCAGAATACAGGCAGAATCACCAGTCAGCGCACCGTTTTCATCGCGCAGTTCACGGATAGCGAACTTATACTGCGGATAGTTACCGCGATAAGCCTGCACCGCACCGCGAACTTTCTTGGTCAAGGCAGACGGGAAGCTAAAGCCATCACCCTCTTCCTTCAGATCAACGAAAGGATACACAGACGGGCGACCGCCATTCTTCGGGCCACGACCAACGATCTTCGGGATAGAAGCAAACTTACGAACTTCAAACTTAGACATGACATAGTTCCTTTACGTGAGAAATTAACATTGGGGATATGGGGCGCGAAGCGGTTCGGAGAAGGGGAGTGCTTCACCTACACCCGTCATCGCGCCCCATGAACAGAAGCATACACCGTTAGGATTCGGAATGCAAGCTGGCAAGGTCAAAAATTTTGCGAGCGACTTCCGCAGTTCGTCGGCGTGCGACTGGATCAACACGCAGCAGATCAGGGAAGGCATCACCAATCTGTTCTTTCATTTCGCAGATGGTATCAGAAAGTATCTTATCACCTCCTATGTTTAGTGGCTGTAAAGTATCAGCGAGAACTTGAACATTCTCAATAAGGGAATCACGAAAGATCTTTTTCTCTTCTTCCAGAGAGCAATACACTTTGCCCATGCACTCGGCAATGCGACGCCAGCACTCAATCGTCGCCATCTTTACACCGTCATTAAGTCCCTGCTGAAGCGACTCTTTAACAGTCTCGCGAATAACATCCGGCAATTCGGTACGAAAGTCCATAGCCTGCACCGGGCGGAATGAAACCTTGATGCGGAACTTATCTTGGATATCCTGCGGATACGGATACTCAGTAGCATCAAACATATCGCCCAGTCGTTGCTGCTGATTGTTCCAGTTGTCAGCATACCACTCGGCAAACTGGCGGCATGCCATATTGAATTCTTCAATAAGCGGGGCAAGATCAGCCTCGTATTCAAAATACTTGGACACTGGTAGAGCGCGGGCATTGTTATCGTCCCATGCTACGGTGTTCTTGTAGTGAAATACGCGGATAGCCTGCGCTTTCGAGTTCACATAGTCGATCATCTGCTTATCAACTATGTATTTAGTAACCGAGCAAGCATCGTCGCTTGCACCTTTTCGGCGGGACGTTTCTTGCGCTAGTGCTTTATCGCGCTTCGCGCCAGTCCACACACTGATGTTAACATATGCAAGAATTATGCGGTCCGCGATGGCCGTGTCGAATTCATTGCTCATTTCGTATTACTCCTGAATAAACCAATAGGGAACTTCGATGTTAGTCCACGTAGCAAAGTATGCTTTCTCTGCACGATAGTAGTTACGGTATGCGGTTACTGGATCGTTGAGCTTCTGGTATTCCTCCGGCATAACTTGGGCGAACGGCGTAATCATATTGCTACCAGATAGCGGCAACTGATTGGGCGGATATCGCAGGTGCGATACAATCCGGCTTGTTCCGTGTGGCTTACCGAATCGCACTTTGAATTGCTCACCAAGATAGTGCGCCAGAGTTACTAGCCATAAGTAATTCTCGCGGCACTCGCGTACCCACTTGTTGCAAGGATGGTTCGGCTGATACGGCTTATAGATTTTATTGCCGGTACTGGCGATACACCAGTCACCAGCTTGGTTAATCTTCACGTCATCGGGTGCCATCACATGCCAAGTAGTGCTCAGCATTTGGGCCGATTCAATCAACATCTTATTGATATGGTTGTCGCAGTGGAACTTTGCAGCGACAGACGGTATGGGAGACAACGCAAATATGTTCATTCTGTTATCCTCAGTATGTATTTATCTATTACATTAAAGCCCACTGCTCGGTAAGTATCAGCAAGGGCAGGGTCTATGAGTTCAGCCTTGAATGGTCCTTTAGTTTTCTCTCCGTCTATATAGTATTCTACTGACTTTATGCGTAGAATGTTCGGCGTTTCTTCTAGCTCGATGCGAGCTGGGCCATGTAAATTATGATACTGGCTATTCGTTCTAGCACGAACAGATACAACACGCACTTCCTTACCAGACGCCATCACCTCCTTTAGTACAGTAGCTTTACATACTTCGTTATCATATTCAGTAAAGATAGTACAGTCATACTTCTCTGCGTTCTCCACCGGACCTTGGGCTATATCTCTGGTAGCTTTACGGATGCCAATAAAGAACATATCATTCTCGAAGTAGGTAGTTCTTATAGGTACGGAAACCAAGAGATCGGTAGGTTTCTATGATATCCGCCGGGTGCTTTTCTGCGAACTTGAACGGTTTCTCCTTTGTTCCGTTTAGATAGTATTCGCGTTGAAGAATCTGTAGCGGCCCCATTAGTGATGGCCTATAGTCGCAGACTACTCGTGCAGGACCATGCAGATTATGCAAGAATCTATCTATCTTTATTCGGATGCCGAAAGATTTCTTACTAAAGTGCCCCATATCATCTACTTCTGCGCGAGTAGTTTTCTTATCGTATATTACCGCGACAAAAGCCTTGCCTTTGGCAGATGATAGCGGACCTCCGGCAATAGCTGAGCCATCTATCAGATAGCCAACATACCAAAGGTCTATATCCGACATACGTCACCAAACGGCGGCTTTACGTGAGGATTATCTATTGCCCATAGAAGTGGGAACTTCGGAGGATCGCGGGGAAACTCACCATATCCATCAGTAAGATAAATTACTCCGCCAATCTCAGGATACTTTTCCTCAAAGTATTTCAGTGCAGGACGAAAGTCCGTACCACCACGACCGACAAAAGGAATCCTATCAGGTAGCTTATCGAACTCCAGTTCTTTACGGACCATATCATCCGCCAGAACAGCGATCATTCGCTCTGGCTTTAGCTGGCTGAATGCATCCTTTACTGTGGACACGAACGCAGAATATGTCGGGCCTTCGATAGACCCAGACGTATCGAGTACGAACCCAAACTCAAGTTTATTATACCGCTTGATAGCAGGCATAATAACTCTGCGTGCTCGGTAGGATGCCATAAGTTTACTGGTTGACCAGTGAGACTCACGCATACGGGCAACAAACTTAGCGCACTCTTCTGCCCAATTCTTACTAGGCGCAGTCATTTCCTTGTACGTATCCTCCATTTCAGCAGGAAGATACGCCAGATTATAGTTCATACCTTTAGCTACTTGCTTGATGCGTTCAAGCCTAGTAGCTACGTCAATCTTATCTGTACCAGACTGCGGACTAGGCATCATATCATTGCCTTTACCCGGTCCAGCTTTGCCTTGCTGACCAGACTTGCTGCGATCTTCTGGCTTGGTAGCTGGCAGCTTTTTGTAGATTTGCTCTACAGTATATCGCTCGGGGTTAGTGATACCGAACTGATTGCCGTCAATATAGATATCGCGGGTTGGCCTATGACCATTCTTCAGGCGAACATGATTTACCCAGATATCGCAAGCCAGATTCCACCTAGTAGGATCAGAGACTTTTGCGCCACGCTCTACGTGAGCATTCTGGATATGCCCAGCTTCGTGAGACAAAGCAAAGACTTGATTATCTACTGGTTGCTTAGCCCACCACTTCGGATTGATATGAATGGCGCTACCATTAGTAGCGATCTGTTCGATCGATTCATCTTCTTTAATCTCGCAGCAGATGATCGTCGCGAAGTCGAGCAGGCCCGACTGATTCCCTTTCGCTCCGAAGTTTTGCAGCTTCCATAGCGCTTTCGACAGTATCGAGGTTTTCACGATTTATAACTCCTATAGATTGCCACTCATCTTCGACAATCATATTACGTACAGTAGTAAATCCTAGAGCACGAGCCACATGCAGTTCGCCGTCGGGTACTTCCTTGCGTATGATCGCACTCATATATCCACGAGTTTCTTCGCGATGCATCTGCCACGGAGATACCTTTTCAGGTACGACAGTCTTTATGGCTACGATAATGAAATCCGGTAAGTATGGATTGCTAGTCGTAGCATATGTATAGCCATCAAAGGGCCACGTACCCATAGGCTCGTGAACTTTTCCCGGTGTCCAGATTATTTTCATTAGTTCACCGCAGCGTGCATCATCTGCACATAGTTATGCTTCATAATGAAGTGCTCGATACCGCGAGCTTTACGCTCCATCGCACGGCGCAGAACAACGATCACGAACTCGACCGGGAGTTGATCCAGAATCGGCTTTAATGCTTCGGCATCTGCGCCAGAAATCTCGGCACCGATCATGGTAGCCAGAATGGATTGCAGAGTGAAGTCATCCGGCACAGTATAAGTACCATTGGATGCAACAAGAGCCTGATAAGATGGCAGCTTGCTAGTCAGCTTATCGAACACTTCAAACTCGGCAGTAGCCTTAGCGCCAATCATACCGCACATAAGAATAGACCGAATCGAAGAGTTCACAACGCGACTGCAATTCTCCCACTGGCGCGGAGTCGGCGAAGCATCCGCCTTGGGATCGTATGCATTGAGCAGGGAATTGTATTGCGGCAGACTCAGGAATGCCTGAATCTTATAGTGTAGATTACGGCGGCTGGCATAGTTCAACCATTCACCGATAGTTGGCCCAGCGTATTCAACCCGTACACAGCGATTGCGCAATACGCCACTAATCTCGAAAGAGCCTTTGGTATTCGCCATGTAATTGGCAGCCATTACGTTCCACCGATCAGAGAGCTTTACGCCATGCAGGCGATTCTCTTGGATCAACGGCAGAATAGTATTCTGGATAAGAGTATCCATCTTGTCCAGTTCATCCAGAAACTGTACCGAACCCGGTGCTTGATCGACAAACTGCGCAGTCGGTACCAGATCACATGCAGTATTATCAGCACGCGGGATAGTAATGCCAAAGCTAGACGGATCAAGAGCAGCAGCATTGAACGGGTGAAACTCTTGGCCAATGGACTTAGTAAACTCTCCGACGATCTGGGATTTGCCAATGCCGGGACCGCCGATAATTATCAGGGGAATGCGTGCATCATAGCAGTCTTGAAGAGCGGTATGCAGTTGGGTAGTAGTAAGGCTCATGATATAAGCTCCAGTTAGGTATTAAGTTATTGCCGCACCGTGCGCACTTCGCACGCCAATAAGCCCCGGTATTCTGGGACTTATTAGCTTGCGTCAGATAACACCCTCTTCAGTTACTCGACGAGTAACGATAGTCTGGTATGCTTCCAGAGCATCTCGGGTACGCTGAGCAAACACTCGGCGTTCCTGATCGATATCGTACCGAAATCGACCTTGATGAATAAGAGTACCGTCCTCGGAATAGACATCGTATCCAATCAACATTCTGGGATTCCTCAGTTGTTCTCGCATGGCGTCAGGTCCACGGCAGTCAGTTCAGGAGAATTAAGATTCTTGCCCACGCACCAAGAGCGGGTAAAGAGTAGCGCGGTATCGATAGCTTCTTTGGAAGAAGCTGCATTAAGCTGGAAGATAAAGCCAGTGCATCCCGGCGGCAGACTCGAATGAGTTTTACGTGGGGACTGTTCTTCGACTTGGACGGCAATCACATAGAGATCAGTTGCCATTAGGATTCTCCAGATTGATCGGGAGAAGTACGTGCTGATCTCCATTAGCACAACGGAAAGAGATTTCCGTGCGCACTCTGTAATTCCACACTTGATCGAGTCCGCCATACGGCTCACAGATCAATCTAGCACGCTCGATTAGTGGCTCCGGTATGGCAGCGCCGCAAGCAGCAGCAAGGATGCAGATACCAATCAGGTATTTCATTTTCATGATGTTATGCTCCAAGACAGAACAGCATTGGTAGGCTCCACCAGTTCACCGGGATCGAATATTTCGATCAATGCTTCAGCAGTAGCGAACGCAGTACGCGGACTAGCAGCGCGTACATACAGTTGCTTGCGCCACACGAAAGTTTCACCAGCACTGATAGACTCAAACTTAACCCTATCATGCCGCTCTTTGGTACGATGCCAGCGAATCTCGCTGGATACAGGCTCGACAATATCATCGCGATCAAAGATACGCAGTACCAGAAGTTGCATGTCGAACGCTGTTTCATTCTTGGCACGAACATAGAGCATCCCATTGCACAGGAATGCTTCGCCGCGTTGTATGTTAGAGAAGATATTCATGCAAGCGTCTCCAGAATCTCAAAGAGCTTTTCGTGGACGAAATCAATATCAGCAAGATTTATATCCTTGATAAGAACACCGTCCCGAAACACTTGCAGGCGAGCGTGGAACTCACCAACACTAAGCTCTAAAGTAATATCCATGATAGTAACTCCATGTCGGTCGAGAGTGACCGGGTATGCAGCGAGAGATTATCTCTCGCTGCATATCCTGTTACACCCGCTTTACGAATACAGTCTGCCCGTTGGGTCCAGTAACTCGGTAGCGATTACGCTTACCATTACAGGCATGAAACGGGAACTCGCGGTTTTCTGCCTTCTGATTGTTGCAGTAGGCATTACGAGCATCGCGGTTGGCATTCCGCCGGGACTCGTAGCCATTACGGCGATCTTTGGCGGTCTTGCCGTTGCGCCTGCGCTTATCGTTATCAGTTGCCATCATCGATTTCCTCATTGTTGCGGATAGAATCATTGACTACGGTATTCAGCGCGTCAAGAAATGCACGCGCATGGAACGGTGCACCGAACAGAATAGCCAGAGTATTTGCTGGCATATTCTCAGGCTCATAATCCCCCGGCGCAAGAGTGATTAAGAGTCCTTCTGGAGTAACCATGCTGGAAGTAGAAATTGCTCCCATCTTACCGTCGAACCGGAATGCATTCGGCAGATGGGTAAGAACTGCGGCCTGTTCTGCCTCAGTCAGTTCGCCAGACACAGAATGGTCGATAGTGCTATTTCTTTCCTGCGAAAGTATGTCGTTCATTTGTAGCCTCCGTAATTGGGTCGCCGATATAGATCGGCACGATCTGAATTTTGCTATCTAAGCTGTTCTTTACATAGCGCTTTTTGGCCTGTCGCAGAATCTCCAGCGGCATTGGCCAGATACCGCGTGGCTTCCCATCTTCTAATAGACCATAGCCTATTAGATTAGCTCCAATCGGGGGAATCATTGCAGATCACCCTTGCCCTTCATCTTCTGGGTGAGATCATCGATAGCATCCGCGGCAGTCTTACGCTTTTCGGAGTGCTGCACAAACTCGCCGATAATCTCCATACCTTTTTCTGCCAGATAGCGATCAAGCGCTTCCTGAAGTACAGTACCGGCAAAAGTAAAGTCTGGCTTGCCAGTGAACGCTACGGACAGAGCAAGCTGACTGTTACCAGCCGGATCATACTCTGCCGTAATGTTAATGATAATGTCCGGCAGATTCTTTGAGTCTTTGGCATGCTTTTTGGCATGCTTCAGAGCAGTACCTGCCATAAGAATCTCGAACGCAGTCGGAGGAATGTTGGGATCGCGGTTCATTGGTACAGTTCCTTATCCAGATAGTTAAGAAGATCGGTCAGAAGCTCCAGCTTCTCGATCAGTTTCTCGCACAAGTGAAAGTCTGGAGTTTCTTTGGAAAGCTCCATTTGCAGATCGGCAGCGCGAGACTGTGCGGCAGAGTGAATCGCCTGCGTATAGAATGCAGAATCTTGCTTGAGTAGAGCACGGCATTTGCGCCAGTCTCCATAAGCAGCGATCAATTCATGAAAGCGCGCGGCTTCCAATGGATTCAGGTTTAGGGTATCCATGTTGTTTCATTCTCCTTTTACTTACGGAAAGTATGAACTGGCTCGTCATCATAGCCGAACCGCACTACCAGATGATTCTCGTACCACCAACGGTAATCCTCAGGATTCAGCCCGAGGATACGACACACATGATAGAACTCATGAACAGCAGTTTTTACAGTGTACTTGTTAAAGTCCTCTTGCTCGTTTCGATACAACTCATCGACCAGATGCATGTTCTGGAGAGCGAGAGCGGATAGCCGCCGGAAGAAAGTATCCACAAGCGGGAGTTGTTGGGGAACACCGATCATACCCACGCATCGGTATTCTGTATAGCCATAGTCATCGTAGCGTGCAGCGACATGCTTATATTCGATATCGTTGCTGAACTGAGTACGAATCTGACCAGAATCGTCATCATTGGGAGCATGAAATATCCACGCAATAGACGGGAAGATATTAATGATCTTGTTGATGACGATAGCGTGCCGACGCTGGATATTATTGCTTCTGAATTTTGACTGGTAGTCATCCAGAGCAGCGTAATAGTCAGACTCGATATCAGATAGCTTCTGGCGAGCACGGCTGGCGAATTGGTGGAGCTTAGTCTGGACTCTGCCAAGTTTCTTTTCCAGTTTATCTCGAATCACCACGATCTCGGCATGCGACTTGAGACTGTAGTAAAGCTCCTGAATCTGATTGTAGATATTGTTATAGGTGCGCTCATATCGGCAGCGAGTGTGCGTGTAGTGGCTAGATGCCCGCGTGATTGCTTTACAGAGTTTCGCACCGACTCGGGTATCACCAAAGCTCTTGTATTGTTTCTTTTTCCTAGATATGCGAGTCAGGTCCACGTTGGTATGCATACCGCCGCATTCAGTCAGACGATAAGGTACGAACCCGTGCTTGGTTGCGATCTGGAATAGAATAGCCAGTACTTTCTGGTTAATTCTCACATTCGCGGTTGGTGGAGCTGAAATCTCGATAACACCCGGATCTTCATGTACGCAGTAGCAGTACGAATTCAGAATCTCTTCGCGGAACTTGCGGGGCAAGCGCTTCTGGTTACGAGCAAAGAGCTTGAGTGTGTCACGCATTTCTTGTTTGCACTGTTCTTTTGCAATCATATACGGCTCGCGTTCTTGATATGAGAATTCATCAGGATCACCAGCAGCCCATGTGAACGTGAATTCGTACCCAGCTTTTAGTCGGCGTGCGGATTGAACGATCTTATCCAGATCGTGATTGAGCTTGGAGAATTTACCTTTCATTGTCTTGTCCTTTGTAGTATCGAGCGCGAGTGTACGCTCGGCAATAGCCACGGGTAATGTGGCTATTACCTAGCTTACTTATCTACTTGTTGAACTCGTCAGCGAGAATTGCCATAGCTTCAAGAAGCAAGAACTCTTGAACATACTGGCATTCAGTGCGCATATATTCGTTGTAATAGTAGGCAAAGTCATTCATCTTAGTTTACTCCAGTAATTGTACGGGAACCGTCAGATGCAGTAATGATTTGAATCAGATTCAACGCTTGCAGATAAGCTAGTGCGGCATTGTAGCGGGTTTCAGATGCGGGCAGAGCAATGGACACTTGTTCACGGCTAGACTCAAGCACGCGGCCAGAATAATCGTATAGGATACTAGCCGGAGGATTCAACCACGCATGAAGTGTGGTCAATTGTTGTTTGAATGACATGGGCATAACTTCGCCAGATTTGAAAGAGCTTTCAGGTGGCGATGGCAGATTCGGGTCCAGACTTTGGAAGTCTTTAGAATCTGGGAGTGTGGCAGAGGATGCAGACTTCGGCAGCGGTACAGGAACCGCACGGCGGTTAGATGCACGGGGTTCTTTGCGGATCAGGATCACGTGATCTGCCAGAATTAGCTTATAGAGTTGGGCTTGATCTTCTGGGTCCGTCAGAGTATCGCTGATATCTGCCAGCTTTAGGCTATGAGTAGAAGCTAATTCTTTTAATTCTTGGATGATAGCTTCTGCGGAATCAGGACCGACGTGTAAAAAGTAATTCGCACCGATTGAGCCAGTACGAGGAAGAGCGCGGAATGAGAACTTAGATGCTGCCAGAAGATCGCGAGCATTTGCACGAACACTAACGTGTTGGGTATCCAGAAGCCGCTGGTGAATCTTAGCTTCTGCATTCCATTTACCAGATCGAAGATACGTATTGGTAAAGTCGGCAGGAACTGACGTATAGAACGTCGTTTCCAGACAGAGTAGCTTGCGGGATTTAGTCTTGTAGACTAATGTCGCAGCTTCGTTTGATATACAGACTTCCGAATCTGGATCGCCAGAAGCATCTGCGTAGACTTTTTCGCCAGTTAAGCGAGCATCCGCTAGAATAGCGATTGCAGACTTTTCTGTAATCGGTATGAGCTGGAGGATAGTAGGATTCATAAGAGTAGAAGTAAAAGTAGAAGTATAGGTAAGAATAAAAGTAGGATTAAAAATGGGCGCAATTCCGCCTAAGCCAAGGATAGCAAAATCGCTAGCTTGTCTAGTGCACTGGACACGACTGCCCGAGAAATGCCCGAAAGATGAACGAAATGTTAAGAGGGGCGCGCATGGCGTGCAATGGGGCGCGGATTGGCAGGGGCGGATCGGCAGGAAGGCACCTAGGAAGCGCTCAGGGCGATTCGGGCAGGTGGGTCGCTGCTAGTGCATAGGGAAGCGTGAAACGCGCGCAGGCGTCGATCTGGAAACGCGCGGCGAATCATGTAGGAAAGAAATTTCTTGCTTGTTGTCGTATTGAGGGCGCTTTTATTGGGTGCGGGAAACGGATTCTGGATACGGCCCGTATCCAGTTTGAACTGGAATTAAGTTTCTATATTGGGTGTCCAGTCAAGTAGACTGGTAGGAAAAGTTACAAGGCTGAACGGTGAAACCCGTGAAACCCAAAAGGGTAGGGGCGTGAAACCTCGGCACAAGCGCCAGTACAAGCAAAACGCCAGTTTGAAACCTTGAAACCCGTTGAAAGAGAGGGGTCGAAATCTTGCGCGCGTCATGAGTCCTCTCTTTCAAAACGGGTTTCATCGTCCCTCCCTAGACACTTATAGTAAAATTAAGAAATAATAATAAGTACCTTAATATGTATTTATAAATAGATATTAACTGGTATATTAACCCTCTTATTAAGTCACTCAAAAAAATTGCGCTGAACTATCATGGTAAATGTTTCACCGCCCCTTGCAAGTCCTTGATTTGTAAGGGTTGGGCACAGTCGGTTACATTTCATTCAGATTCGGTTCAGAAAGCACAATCAGTCACAAACGCTCCGGTAAATAATTAAGCGGGTTATTAAGTCGTTTATAATCGTTTGACACGGCACGATCTTTGTGCTAGCAGCACCTATACAGGCATGCATTTGAATTGTTTGTGTTGACAACGCGCAGAAACTGTGCTAGCCACACAGAGTGCTTTTAAGCATGAGTTATTCGCACTTGAGTTATTTTCCAGTTTTTGAGGCTTGACAAGCTCGGGGGCGCTGTGCTAGCCAGCGCTCCAAATACAGGGTTGAATGCTGCACCACAGTTATGTTAAAACTAGATTCCAGGTCCTAGTAACCCGTGAAAATATGAATAAAAGTATGAGAAAGGATATATTAACTTGTCCAGGTGATTGCGGCGCTTGCTAGATATTAAATGTTTCGGATGATCGCGGATGCTTGTCCGCTTCCCGCCCTGGCATTGCTGGCGGTCAAATGCCGCGAATTGTCAGCTTATGACGCAAAGTGTCAGCATGTGACAAAAACCGTCAAAAGTGTAGTTTTCCAGTGTCGGAAAAGCGCCTAGGTAGTGGGTCGGATGCTTGGCACGCTTAGTGCATTGGTGTCGGTGCGGCAATCCTGCCGTAACCGAAAGTAGGGGAAACATCATGGCAACGCTTCTTATGGACCTGAGCGAACTGGAATCGACCGCAGTTGAGGCGAAGAAAGGCAAGCAATCCGCAGGTACGCCAGAATGGTTCGCGGAGGCTCACAAGGCACTCGCTGAGCGCGGCAAGTGTGGCGTCGGCCCGAAAGACTGGAAGCGTAGCGCGGACGCCTTCCGAAAGGATTTCAAGGCTAAGAATCCGGGTTTCACGGTCAAGTCCGCGAGCTTCCTGAAAGACGGTAAGGTAGTCGGCTACAAGGTGACGAAAATCGCGGAGACTGCGAAAGACTAATCGACCGCGATAATCGGTAGGAAAAGGGGCGCCAATTGGCGCCCCTTTTTTGTGCCTGTTAATTGGATCGGATCGCAGATAATATATTCGTTAGGTATTAAGACCAAGGCCGCATATTGCGGCCTTTTTTATTGTCCGCAATAAAAGTATGAATACGGATACGAGTTTAGATAATACCTTGCGCGCGAATAGGCACCCCCCGTAGGGACCAGACCCCGGTGTGCCTGGCCCCCCGTACCCCCACACCCCCCATAGCTCAACCATGACCGGATACCTAAAAAATACGACCAATTGCCGCCTACCTAAAAAAGCACCATTACATCGCATTAGCAAAAACAGAAATGCAGGACTGAGTTCCCAACACCGAAAAATCTAAAGACAAAAAATTTTTCAAAAACCTAAAAAATCTAGTCTGGACTCAGACTTCCGCTTGACATACCCCAAAGTCTCGTGCGAGACTAGCGCCGTCGCCACTTCAACTAATCCCTTATGGCATATACTAGGTTTACTATCGGCCCTCATGTAAGGCCCGACCAAAAAGCGATTACGCATGACGTGATCGAAGATTTTCTTTTGCGCGTGCAAGAAGGATACACTCTATCCGCCGCAGCTAGATTTCTAAGTCTGTCCCAAAGACAGCTTAAAGAAATTCTTCAGAAGCATGTAACAGAACAGCAACTGAAAGAAGCACTCAGAATTGGCGCAGAAGTTCTGGTTGATGCTGCCAGCGAATCTTTGCGTACCGCAATAGAGAAAGAAGAGATCGATAAAGCCAAAGCGCTTTCACAACACTATCGCTGGCTAGCTGCCAAACTTAATCCGCGTATGTATGGCGATGCTATCAAGGTTGACGGTAACATTGCGCCTTCGTACGAGCTGATTGTAAATATTGCACAACCGGCGATCAACGTGCCGACAGAAAAACTGGCGAACGGAAAAGCTCGAAATGTCATCGAACATCAAGCAAATTAGATATAACGCTTCGCCTACATGCGCGGAGTTCCACAAGGATAATTCCTACTTTCGCGGGATACGCGGGCCAGTAGGCTCCGGTAAATCTAGCGCGTGCATGTGGGAGCTTGTATTACGTGCTCACCAGCAGGAACCTTGGGAGAATGTACGCCGTACACGCATGGTTGTGATACGTAATACATACCCAGAACTGAAGCAGTCTACGATCAAAACATGGCAGCACTGGTTCCCGAACGCCATCTGCCCATTAGTATTCGACATCCCAATTCGCGGCAAGATCGAACGACAACTAAAAGATGGCACCATGCTAGACATGGAAGTTATCTTTATGGCAATCGATTCGCCCGAGGATGTAGGCAAACTTCTGTCTACGGAATATACTGGTGCTTATATCAACGAAGCGTCAGAAATTGATCTTGCAGTTCTTACTACACTACCGCAGCGCGTAGGCCGATATCCTGCCAAGATTGAGGATGAGCACGGAAACATAGTATTTGGTGGTGCTACGTGGTCAGGTATCATTGCCGATACTAACCCGCCATCTACTCGGCATTGGTGGTATAGATATGCCGAAGATGAAACGCCAGATGGATATAAGTTCTTCGTACAGCCTCCAGCGATGCTGTTCGACGAAAAGACCGAAACATACGAGCGGAATCCTGAAGCGGAGAACACTCGCTTCTTAGAGGATAACTACTACGAGAAGATCGTAGCGTCTGCGAACGGCGATCACAATACGATCCGACGAGTTGTATGCAACGAGTACGGCGTGCCGTTGCATGGCAAGCCTGTGTTCCCCAACTTCAAGACTCGTCTGCATGTATCAAAAACTAAACTTAAAGTCGATAAGTCTCTCCCGCTTATCATAGCTCTTGACTGGGGATTAACGCCAGCAGCGGTGTTCGGCCAGCAAGTACCGCTAGGCGGCATACGGCTACTGGATGAACTCACGCCGTCAGATGTATCTTTGGAAGAATTCCTAGATTCCCTAGTGCTGCCTCTGTTGAACAGCACTTACCAAAATATGAGATACTTCATAGTCGGTGATCCTGCTGGTCGTGGGCGATCTGGCCTAGATAAGCGTACGCCGTTCGATGTATGTCGAGAAAGAAATCTTCCAGCAGTTCCTGCGATAACGAATAGCTTCATTCCACGTAAAGAAGCAGTGGATTACTTCCTGAATCGTACCGAAGGCTTCCTGATGTCGCCTGATCTGACGATGATGCGCGAGGGTCTGCTAGGACAGTACGCTTACGCGCGTCTTATAGGGAGTCGCGGGCAGTACAAGCCCATGCCTGAGAAGAACGAGCACTCGCACGTCATGGACGCACTCCAGTACCTCTGCCTGTTCGTGCGCTACGGTGCTCAGAAGCTATCCTCGCGGCGTGTTGCTCGCATACTACAAGCTAATGGTCAACCCTACGAGAAAAAGGTGGTGAAGTATGCGTAAAATGGTGCCCGGTGGTAGACTATATAAAATCACTACTCCAGAAGAGATAGCTAGAATCTATCCTCTTCATCTTAACCATGTAAAATTATGCCCGTCCACGCCATTTACTCTGGACGAATTCACTGCTATGATGCTCGAAAGGCTGCTTGACCCCAGCATTGACCTGTGGATATACGAAGAACCAGATGGTACGATCGGTAGTTATCAGCTAACACAAGTTGTCGGACTTATTCTTCGGATCATTTGCGGAGTGTATCATCCAGATGTAACACTCTATAGCGCGCTACGGGTCGCAGAAGCGTTCCACAAAGAACTAGCAATGAATACTGGTTGCATCACGCTGCACTGGACATGCCACAAGTCAGCTACCGATGCGATAGAACTGATGACGAAGTATGCAAATAGGCTCCTCGTTCCGAAGTTTGAAATCAACCCTGATATCTATGAGTTTGAGTTGAAACTATAGGGCGAGTATGGGCAACTTGCATATCCCACTGATCCTTATTTTATGTGTAGCTCTTGGTTTCACAGCGCACATAATTAAGAAGATCATAGAGTACCGAACGAAGAATAATGATTTTAATGTTATCTCTTACTTAAAGCTGTATCCATACCATTTACTGCTCAATGTTCTGCTGACAACAGGAATGACGCTCGGGCTTTATGAAATAGATCAGCTAAATGGTATAACTGCGTTCTTCTGTGGGTATGCATCAAACTCAATCATCTCCATAATGCGTGCGAGGCTCGACAATGTGGCTCAAAATTCTGGGTCTAATAAAGGGAAAGACCCTACCGATCCTAATTCTGATCTCTAGTATAGGATCAGCCGCAGTATCTGCATACGTCACCAACTTCATCTGGGATGCCAAGTATACGAAGTTGGAATTGACGGTAGAGCGAGACAAAAGTCAAGCAATTGCCGCGCTACTCGAAAAGCAGAACGCTGCATATGCGGAAGTAATCAACAAGTATAACCAGTCTGTTGGGGAAATCACGCAGATTATAGTTGCCCGTGACGCGGAAGTGGAAGAATCTACTGAGAAATATAGGAATCTTTATGCAGCCTACACCCGACTTCAGCGGAACGCGCCTACTCAGGCTAGTTGCTTTGTCGATGCTGACCGTTCTGATCTGCTCATGCAGTCTGTTCAACAAGCAAACGAAGCAAGAACCCGATTTGCCGCCGATAGAACCAAAAAAACCCCCGCTTCAGGTTAATATTCCTCCTGCATACCCCGTACTTGTACCGAATTCTGAGGGTAAAATAGACCCAAAAGATATAGAATCTGGGTTTATTTTGGGTGGACAGGCGTACAATGCCTGCGTAATTGAGCTAGCAAGCGTGGTTAAACAGGCCGAGGCGTGCATAAATGATCCCAAATAACCTATATACGCCCCGAACTCAGGTAGATATTACCAAGGCTACTGAGTTACAAGAGCGAATACTTAGCCAAATTGAGGTCGTAGAGGACGCACTTGCCTCGCATGTGCAGACTTCGTTCAACTATGCCCGTGATAATCGCCAAACTACGGGTGTAGACGAGCGCATTATTCGTGCGCTACGTCGTAGGCGACGTGAGTATGACCCAGAAGATGCTGATCTGGTTGCGTCATCTGCCAATATCTACATTCCGATCATTGATCTGAAGTGCCGAGCGGCGCTCTCTTGGATGACGGACATTCTGGCAAACGCAGAAGAGCAGCCTTGGACGCTTGACCCAACTGCTAATCCCGAAATACCGGATAACATCCGTGAAGTTGCGATACAGAATCTCAAGCAAGAGATTACGCAGCTTGGGATCAGCGATATGCCTGCTATCGTGCAGGAAGCGAAAAAGTTCAAAGCTCTTGCGCAAGAATACGTAGTCGCAAAAGCGAAAGATGCAACAAAGCAGATGGAGCTTTTGATCCGCGACCAGATGCTAGAAGGTCGCTGGCTCGAAGAGTTCTATAAATTCTTGGATGACGTGTCTACGTATCCGACTGCTATCATGGAGTCGCCGATTGTACGTAGCCGCGAACGTCTGCGGTGGAAGAAGAATGAGCTTACTACCGCTACAACTCTGGTTCGTGAATCCGAGCGCATTGATCCGATCAATGTGTTCCCATCGTATGACTCCACGACAACACAAGATGGCACGTACATTATTCTCCGTAAGAGAATTACGTATGGATTCCTGTATGAGTGTTTATCGATCCCGGCGTTCAAAGAAGCGAACATCCGTAAGCTGTTGGATAAGTTCCAAGATCGCGGTACGCGGATAGATGTTAATACCGATCCTGAAGAAGATGAACTGAAAGAGCGGAATGACATCCTCGCTAATTCAGAATATATTGAGTGCCTAGTTTACTATGGATCGATCAAAGGCCAGCTTCTTACGGAAGCTGGTGTTCTAGTATCTGATCCGCAAAAACCATACGAAGCAGTCGTGTGGGTCGTTGATGGTATGACGATCTATGCAGTGCTGAATCCGCATCCTCTTGGTGTTCGTCCGCTGCATGCTACATCGTTCAAGAAAGTTAACGGATCGTTCTGGGGCGAAGCACTGCCAGATATTCTGGAATCTGTTGAGCGTATGGCGAATGCAGCAGCGCGAGCATTGGCACGCAATATGGCGTTTGCATCTGGTCCGTTCGGAGAAGTTGACTACGCGCGCCTGAGTGCAGAAGAAGCAGACGTCAGAAATATCGAACCGGGTAGATTGTATCAGGTCGAGCCGTCTATGGCGGGTTCGTCCGAGACAGCGTTCCGGTTCCAAAGTATCAATAGCCATGCTGCGGAACTTCAAGGTATTACTGAAAACTACATGAAGATTGCCGATGATATCAGCGGCATTCCTGCATACGTGCTTGGTAATCCCCAAGTTGCTGGTGCAGGTCGCACGATGGGCGGTCTGTCTATGCTTATGGGCAATGCTGCCAAAGGTATCAAGCAGGTAATCCATAACGTAGATTCGGATGTGATTACCCCAGTCGTGACTATGTACTACAATCTCGAAATGAAGTACGGCGAAGATGAGTCAGTGAAAGTAGATGCGCAGGTACATGCTCGCGGTTCAAGCGGTATTCTGCAACGTGAGTTGGCGCAGACTAGAACGGTCGAACTAATTCAGGTGCTTACTCCGTTGGTCAGCTTCATACCACAGGAAGGCGTACAAGAACTGATACGCGATGTATTGCGCTCTCGCGGTACGGATGTGGATAAGTATATCCCAGATCCGAGACGCGGCAGTGCGATAGCATCGTTACTCGGTAAATTCCAGCAGGCATCGCAGCAGCCTAATGCGATGCCGGGAACACCGCCGCCACCGCTGGATGGTAGAAGCATGCCGCCTACTTCACCCGATCAACTTTCCCGGCTACCGCAGCCAGTTAATATGCCGATGGCAGGAAACTAAAAATGTATCTTGATGGCTCCCCGATTTTTCCCGAAGATCAGGTGTATGATCTGGTGTATGGTCCCGGCGTAGTGCAGAAACTGCTTCCGGCTGAAAATAGGTTCATCGTTAATTTCGGCAATAGAGTTATTGGATATCGTACAAACGGAACCGGCCTATTTACAAGCCGCACACTGTTCTGGCACAATCCTATTCCGGGGCCGCCGCCAAAGGACGCGCGAGCGTTTGGCTTCTACCGCGAGCTTTGTGTTTGCCTATCTAAATTCTGTGCAGAGCAGACCGATCTAGTTAACAAAATCTTGGAGTCAAATACCAATGGCGCTTAATCCCCGTGGTACAAGACAGCGTGATGGTGCTGCACAACTATCGCAGAATCGTCAGGAATATCGGCTGTTTGATGCTGGTAGTAGCAGTACAGTCTCGCCAGTTTTTGAAGTTTGGAATGAACCAGTTGTTGTCCATGTTCACGGCGTACAGGTCGGCCAAGGTGTAGCGATTGATTGCGTATCAGACTACGACAATAACCCAGTCTATACTCCGTTCACGCCGATTCGCGGTCAGGCAATTATCCTGACCGAAGATTTGACTAGCGTTATTCTGTTCTATGCCGGCCGATATGTGCTGCGGCTTACCAACGGTGGGCTTGGTACGATTCGGGCATTTGCATACCCATTTAGTGTCTCCCATGATTGGGGTGATTACTATGGCGGTCTTGGCTTCGGCGGTAATGTAGTTACGTCTATCGACGAGATTGATAGCAATACTATCAATATCTCACTTGTGCCTGACCCCGGCGTCGGTGATGTAACGATTCGCGCAGATGCTATCCTCTCCCCAGATGCGGATAACATTCTTGAGTTCCGCGCGAATGGTATGTTCGCGCAAGGGCCGGATAACGGCAGCATTGTTGTGGTCCCGACGTCGGTACTGGATACAACCAGTATTGATTTGACGCTTGCTGCGAATGTTCTTTCCGCAGTGGTGATCCGTTCGCCAGATGCCGGACAGATTCTTGAGCTTCGCGCTAACGGCGTATACGTGCCGGGTCCACAGAACGGCAATCCAATCGATGTGCCGACAAGTGTGCTCGATACGCTCAGTGTCGATCTGACGCTTGCTGCGAATGTTCTTTCTGCCGACGTAATCATCTCTCCGAATCCCGGCAATGCTCTTAGCATTCTCGCTAATGGCTTGTACGCTACTGGATTCGCAGGTACAATTACTAGCGCAGCGGATACCGCCACCGTAGATCATACGGTTGCCGCAGGCGTACTTACTTCTGACGTAATTATTTCCCCGAATGCTGGTAATATTATTACTGCTCTCGGTAATGGCTTATATGCTGCTGGCTTTGCCGGAACAATTACGTCGGCAGTTGATAGCGCAACTATTGACCATACGGTTGCTGCTGGTGTACTAAGTTCCGTAGTGATTCGTTCGCCCGATGTCGGCAACTCACTTGAGCTGCGCGGTAATGGCGTATACGTACCTACTGCATCTGCTGGTGCAGTAACTGGTGTCGCCGATACGCTTAGTATTGATCTGACGCTCGGCGCGGGCATTCTAACCGCCGATCTGCGCATTGATCCTAGCGTAGAAAATGTGTTGAATCTTGGTGCACCGGGCGTACTGGTTGAAGCCGCGACTACTGCTGAAGAAGAAGCAGAAACCGCAGGCGATCTAGTTATTACTGCATCGGTTCTTGGGCACATCGTAAATGCACGTACTGCCCAACAATGCGCGCATCTTGGTATAGGTGCTGGTGCTCTAGCCGCAAATCAAACTTCTGTTGGACACGGAGCCGGTTCTGGGGTTGTCGGTAGCAGTGTAGTCTCAATCGGGCGGAACGCTGGACAGAATATTGTTGGGCCGAGCAATATCTTTATCGGCACAGATGCAAATGCCGGAAGCGGTACAGGGAATGATAACCGTTCCTTTATTGTTCGCATAGGTTCGGGTGCCATTTCTGGCGCAGGTCGGTACGAAAATGGTAGCGTGCTTATCGGTAGAACATATTCTAGTGTATTAAATTCAGGAGTCCATACGGTTGTCCCGGTAGTTACGGCTATCGGTGAAAATGCATTCGGGGCATTAACTTACGACGGATCGAGTTCTTCGTTCCCGATGCTTGCTATCGGTAATAACGCAGGCGCTAGTGCACGAATGACTAATAATTCCGGCATGAGCGTTATCGGTGCATACGCAGGTAATGCTTCGCGTACCGCTTCAGTGAGCGCAGTTGGTCACTTTGCTGCTTCTAATCTGTGCAATCTCCATACTGGAATAAGCCCGAATGTCGATTGCATCGGAATAGGTGCTGGTAACAGCCTGTATACTAGTCAAGTTTTTAACGACCCGATAGTTGCTATTCTTTGTGCGGGAAGTTCAGCAGCTACTTCTGCCAAGTGGCCCAGCAAAAATTATATTTTTGATAACAGTAAGTTTACGACCGTATCCCCTGCTATATCGGAAATTACAAATCCCGATGACGGAGCAGTAACTGATATAGCAAAAGTATCCGATGTTAGCGAAGCTATTCCTACGAATAGTAATCCGTTAATGTGCATCGGAGCAAAGAGTGGAATTAGCGCACACGTAAAGCATTCCGATATTATAGGCTTCGAAAGCCTAGCGATTGGGTACGCTGCTGCCTCGGTTACGCTCGGAACGTATTCGGGACGAACTGCTGCGTTTGAAGATACTGTCGCTATTGGTCTAGCCGCAGGTTATACGACTAAAGCCACAAAGAGCATATTTGTTGGAAATCAAGCTGGCGGTTCAGGAGTTACTGCTCCGATTTCTGCCAACTTTACTGGTACTGCGTTCAATGGAACGCAGACTATTACGATCCCAACACATACACTTGCTGTTGGTGAGTATCATGTTGTTACGTTCATCGTAGTTAGTGGCTCCGCACCGACTAATCTTCCCGGCGGAAATGTCATCGTTGTCTATGCACAATCCAACACTACGCTTGTCCATGTAGGTGGCGGGATTGCTGCGGGCGCAGTAGGTACGTTCCAGTTTATCGCGATGGTAAACCAAGATAATTGTATTGCCATCGGCTACCAAGCTAGGAATCAGTCAGCTACAAATAACATCACGCTCGGTAACGACGATCACAGTACGCTGAATACCGCAGCTAAAATCTACCCCGGTACAGATGCGGGGGCAATGCAGAGTAGCGCGGGTATTATGGCCGGTACGGGCGCTCCGAGTGACGTAAACGGAAATAACGGCGACTTCTATCTGCGCAGTGATGGATCGCCGGGAACCTTGATATACCACAAATCCGGCGGTTCTTGGGCTGGCATAGCATAAGGAGAAGTATTCATGGCAACAGGTCGAAGTGCGTTCCTTATAAATACCGCCTATCCAGAATTGGCGCCTTCTAACGTATTTGTAGTCGCCGAAGGTGGTGTACGGATTACTGCATCTGGTATTTATGATACTGATTATGTAGAACTCCAAAAACAAACTAGTCCTGCTGTGGGGGCATCCCCTGCAATATGGACGCCTGTTGTGCGGCAAGGACAAGTAGCTCGACTCAGTGTGAATAACATGGAGTATATTGAGCTTATTACGGGTATTTACCGCGTAGTGTTTGTTGGCGGGGATGGTTCTGCTCTTGTAGTTTTCATGGCAGAAGATCAGGCTTTGCTTGATGCGAAGTTGATCTATAACTATCCGGCGTATAATCCACACTTCAACGGTTCGGTAACAGGTGATCTTAACTCACCCGCACTCGTAAGCAGCCGAGATCGTCTAGGCCATTGGTGCTATGATACTAGTCGCCGTGAGTATACATGGGTTGAAGCAGTGGTCGATACGTCTAACGGCGTAGTGACCTATAGCTATTTCAACGCCCCCGGCGGATTTGAAGTAGTACCGCAAAAATTGATTCAGCAACCTCGCGCGTATCCTTCATGCGAACAGTTGTTGTTTTATCAGCTTGGTAATGAATCTGGTCCTTTCGACATAACAAATGTACCTAGTCACTTGGCAGTAAAAAAGATTACTGTTCTTGTTGATACGGGGTCTTGCGATCTGTTTGGTTCCGAAGGTACTCAAATGACCATTGCAGCAGGCGAGTCCTACTCGTTTGAAGTTACTTCTGAGATGGGTGAGTTTGAGCATGTTAATGGTACGTACTTTAGTGTTTGGCCCAATGGCGGGGCAACTGCACGAATCATGATTCAGTGCTGCCACGTATCTCCCCTATGCACCGTCGTTGAAATTGGGGACGAATAATTTATGTATACCCGAGATCGATATAGTAGTACAGGACTAACCCGAGCGGCATTCACAAAAAAGACGCTCGGTGTTGGTAACTTGCTCACAGGCTTTGGCGCTACAATTAGTGGCGGTGAAGATAATAATGCTGCTAGTGATTACGCGACTATATCTGGCGGTATTGAGAATTTTGTTGGCGGAGACAAAGGTGCTGTAATTTACTACGGCACTGTCGGAGGCGGTTACAGTAACGAAGTTTATTCTACGAACGGCACAGTTTCTGGTGGCATAAATAATATTGTTTCAGGAAACGCAGCATCAGTTGCCGGTGGTCAGTTCAATCTTGCTTCGGGTGCGCATTCTTGGATTCCCGGTGGATTTAGCGGAAATACGCGGAAGCTGATTGGGGCACATGCATACGGCAGTGATGTAGACGCACCAATACATACTCTTGGTATGCAGCTTTGGGCAGTAACAGAAAACGATACCCCAGCGGTACTTACTGCTAATAATCTTGTCGCAGATGAAACTAACTGCCTCATTCTCCGTAACGCTACTGTCGGTATTGTTGTCGCAGAGTGTGTAGCGGTTGATAACGATTCTGGTGATGCGTATTCTGTTACACTTAAAGCGACGGTGCGACGGGGTATAGATGAGGCATCCACAACAATTATTGGCGCAGTAACTTCGGTCGAACACGGCGTTTCTGTAGGATTTGCTCCTCTATTTACCCTAGTCGCAGATACGGTACTAGGGGCTATTCATGTCCAATTTACAGGGGTAATCGGTGTAGACGCTATAGCTGGTGCCGAAATCACAATCCGAGAAATTGGCTTCCTTAACGGAACAATTGGTGGACCTGGCGGCGGGGAGAGCTAAGAAATGAGCCTTCAACAAATTGCAAGACGCGCTCCAGTTAACTATGTTGACGAAGCAAATTTCGAGCGAGATACGCCACCAAATGACGGTGGCGTACTTCAAGTAATCGGCGGTGTTCGTGCTGATGGTACCGTAAAGTATCTAGGTATGAGTGCAGATGACGAAGCTCTTGTCGAGCTTGAATCTGTAGAAACTCGCCTAGATACTATTGCTGCGTATCTTGAAAATCTCTCAGTCCAAAGCGCCGGTAATACGCTGATTGCTACTACCATCGTCGGTACTGACTGGATACCGTTTCCCCCGCAAGCATGCGAACGATTGATTATCGTAAATACTACAGGCACAATGCTCGAAGTGCGGCAAGACGGCGTAGGTATCGGTCTACCAGTTCCTGATGGTTCTGGTTTTACCTTTGAAGGTATTACAAATGCCGATCAATTGTCTGTTCGCCGAAAAGATGTAGCAAATACGCCAGTAGACGTTTACGCACGCTGGGAGAGCTAATATGAATAAGCGTGGCTTCATATATGTTCCCGCTATTGGTGGCGGCGGTGGCGGCGTTCCCGGCGGACTAGATACACAAGTTCAGTATAATAATGCTGGTGCGTTCGCCGGTGATACTGGGTTTGTATATAACGCTACAAATAAAACTATTACGCTCGGCGGCGCGACGGTGACTGCCAGTGCTCCGGTGTTGGACTTGTCGCAGACGTGGAATAACGCTGCGGTGCCGTTTACCGGGCTGAAGTTCAACGTCACGAATACTGCCAGTAATGCTGCGAGTTTACTTGCCGATTTGCAGGTCGGCGGAGTGTCAAGGTTTAGGGTTACGCAATCTGGGTCTGTAGTTATCGCGGATGACTTGACGGTTACCGACGATGCTACGTTTTCCAGCGACATCTACGCGGGTAGTAACGGTATCTGGATTAGACCGGGGTTTATCGAGTTAAATACAAACTCGTCAATCTGGTTTACAGGAAGCTCAAATCCCGGCATATCGAAAGACCTTAGTCTGCTTCGCGATGCCGCCAACACCCTCGCCCAACGCAACGGCGCCAACGCTCAAACCTCCCGCATATACGGCACCTATACCGACGCCAGCAATTACGAGCGTCTGTCTCTGAGTGCCAGCCCGGTTGCCGGTTGGATGCAGGTCGCTGCGGAGACTGCGGGGACTGGTACGGACAATATCGGCATCGCGTTGACTCCTGCGGGCACGGGTGCGATCTCTGCGCATGTGCCAGATAGTACGGCTGCGGGTGGTAATGCGCGTGGGTCGGGTGCGGTTGATTGGCAGACGACTAGGATCGCTGCAGCCCAAGTCGCGAGTGGGCAAGGCAGTACAATTGGTGGCGGCGAGCAAAACACCGCGTCTGGCGCATGGTCATGCGTTGCGGGCGGATACCGCAACATCGCAAGCGGAGACAGGTCATGGATTCCCGGCGGGCGAGACGCAACCACGCGCGGCTTGACTGCTGCATATGCCTATGCGTCGTCTTTCAGGGCAGTCAATGGCGACGCACAGGTGATCGGCCAACTCGTGCGAAGAACTACATCAGATGCAACCCCAATCAGTTTGGCAACGGACGGTGCGACTATTAGTGGAACAACCGTGATGGTGATCCCAGCAAGCAGCATGGTCACTGCGGTTGCCGTTGTTGGATGCCGTGATACCGCAGGCAATGCTGCCGGTTTCGAGATCAAGGGTGTATTCAAGCGCGACGGAGCGAACAATACGACCATTGTCGGAACGGCAACGGTGACGACAATTGCTGCGGATGCTGCGCTTGCGACCGCGACGTGTACTCTGGTCGCAAATAACACGCTGGAGTCAGTCGAGATTCAAGTCACCGGCGTCGCAGCAACGACGATCTACTGGGTCGGCGAATTGAAGTGTATCCAAGTAGCCTAAAGGGATAATTGAAATGCCAAATCTTCGTTTCTCATTCATTGCTACGGCAGGTACGGTTACGGTCAACGCGCCCGATATTACTGCCCCGCAGGAAGCACTATTCATTGACTGGCTTTGGTCGCAGTACGCTCCGAAAGATACCGTCGAAGGTAGTCCTACTTTCGGCCAGACTCTTCCGCGTACAGGTCCAAATGAAGTTGAAGCGTATCGCAACTATGCTCGTGCGCTATGGGCAGGTACGCGTGCAAATGTGATTCGCTGGAAGCACGAACTTGATAAGGCTGCTGTTGTTCCTCCCAATGTTCCTGAGTAATCGACTACGAAGATTAGGACAGATGAACTAGAAGTTAAAGCTATATTTGTAGCTCGTATGGCTTATAAAGCTCCAACATCTGCCAATACCCACACTATCGGCGAAACTGACGTTAATAAGTGTATCCGTTTTACTGACGCTGGGGCAAATAGCGTAGTATTTCCTGATACGCTTGTTCAAGGTATGGGTGGCTGGGTTCAACGCGCCGCAGGTGCTGGTGCCGTAACGTGGAGCGCTACGGGTAATATGGTAGTTACTCCTTCATCCTCATCGGCGGGGCATACGGGGTCTAATGATGCCCCAGCATTCCTATGGTGGGAATGTGATGATATTAACTCCGTAGTTATTGGCGGAGATACCGTATGAAACGCGGACAAGGATTTGCGCGATCGGGTATAGTAGATCCTTTTGCTGAACAGGTTGTTTTGTTGTTGCGCTTTCGAGAAACTAATGGCGCAACATCGTTTAGTGATGAGGCGGGGCGTACATGGTCAGCGGTCGGGGCTGGTGCTACCGCCGATAATAACTCACTTCTACTGAATGGTAGCTCATATATACAGTCAACGGAAAATCTAAGTAGTCTTGCTATTGGTTCTGACGACTATACGCTCGAAGTATGGGCAAATGCGACTTCGCTCAACCCCCCATCATTCTACGTTGATCTTCGCCCAACCAATATAAATGGGCAATATCCATGCATGTACAACGATGCAGCCGGCAATGTAGTGTACTTTACAAGTCAATATGTAATTAATGCTGGCCCCGGTTCAGTAAGTGCAGGAATCACGCATCATTTGTGTGTTTGTAGAAGCGGCACTACCAACAGGCTTTTTGTAGATGGAGTCCAGAAAGCAATTTGGTCGGGCCAAAGTATCTACCTTGCAGCAAGTTCTGTACGTGTAGGCGCAGGACAACAAATTCCGCTTTACCCAATGCCGGGTCGATGCTACTCCGTTCGTTTAACAAGGGCAGCTAGATATATTGCTCCATTTACTCCCCCCACACTCCCCCTACCGGGAATTTAAGGAAAATAAATCATGAAAATTCTTCGTTGTTCTGATACTGAATTCAATGCACTTGTCAATCTGATCGATGCAGGCGTGCGTACAGCAGGGCTTCAGTGTGCCCGAGATGCAGCAGCAGTACTTGCTGTTCTCGAAAAGGTAGAAACTGTTTCGGATGAACCAGTTTCGTCAGTAGATTTTCCCGAAGAAATGTAACAAGGACAGATCGTGAAAACCAAAACCGACATAGTTTCCTTTGATTCGATGGTTTCTTTACCACAAACTTCTGGGTCGGGGTTACAGGTCGGTGTAGACGCGCCAACTTTTGGTTGGCGCGATATTATCGGCCAGATTGAAGTACGTGGATCGGGTGGTGCCGATCCTTCTTTCGCGATTTATACTGGCACGGTAATGCGGCAGTATCAATTTTCTGCAACTACGATGCAGGAAGTGTTCGTTGTGTTTCATGTACCCCACGATTATGTGCCGGGAACAGATATCTTCTTTCACGTTCATTGGTCGAATGCAGCGGCTACGCCAAACACCGGAAACGTCAAATGGGGCTTTGACTATTCCTTTGCTAAAGGATTCAATCAAGCTGCGTTTCCTGCGTTTCAGACAGTGACGGTACTTCAGGCATGCCCTGCCACACGGTATCAACATATGGTTGCGGAAACTGTTGCCGTTTCGATACCTGCTTTGGAAGTTGACGGTATCATACTTGTGCGACTCTATCGCATGGCGAATGACATCGAAGATAATTGTTCGGATGCAGTTTTTGCGCATACGTCGGATATTCACTATCAGTCAAGTAACATGGCGACAAAGAATAAAGCGCCTAATTTCTACGCCTAAGGACTATCAATGAGCGAGTTCGTCCGCACTCTGTACTATATTGCGTTCAACGAAATTGGAGTGCGAGAAGAGTCACAGAATGTAGGCGAACGAATTCGCACATATCAAACAGCGACTACGCTAGGACCGGGAGCATACTCGTGGTGTGCAGCGTTCGTTTCTTGGTGTTTGAAAAAGACGCTAGAAGAACCTGCGGTACTCAAAGAATTGGTAGCTGCCAAGATTCTACCTAGTATTGCTGGAGCAGAGGCTTGGCGATGTAAATCTGCCCGAGCGTTCGATTGGGAAAAATGGGGCGAAACCCGAAAACTCGCAGTAATTAAAAATGCTATTGCACCGGCACGCAGAGGTGATATAGTAGTCTACGACTTTAGCCATATTGGAATTATCGCTTTAGATCAACTTCCCGGCGATACTTCCATAACTGCTATAGAAGGAAACACAGGTATTCGGGGACGAGTTAATGACGGTGTTTATGCCAGAACCCGCAAAGTTGATTCGTCGATAATCGCATCGTACATTAGGATTCTCCCATGATAAAAACAGGCAGAGTTACTTTGTCAGAAGTTTCAGAAGGGAAAAGCGTCGCACAGCCGACGAATCCTAAAGTGCTGTTTGGTCCTGATAGCCTGAACAATGCCTCGCATACGTTTGCTGTCAAAGATACCCCTCTCCCAGTTGTCGCCTATAATCTTGGACCAGATGATACGCTTATTTTGCAACACGTTGGCGGTGATGGCGGGCAATTCTACCAAGATGTGTACCAAGCAGGAACGCTGATCCAGATAACTTCCGGGCAGACCTGTCTATATGTGACTGTTCCCGGTAGATATCGCCTCCGGTATGACGGACAAACCCCGCTGGGTGCTTTCTACGTGGAGATTTCATCGTGACATCGGATAGTAGTCCGACAAGTCCGATGAATATGTTATTGTCTGCTCAGAAAAATATGTATGATGAACTGAGGGAGCATCGATCGCTATTCTCGGAAATCAAAGAAAGTATATCGGAGCAAAAGCAGACGTATAGTTCTGTCGTAACTTCGGTAAATAATCTAGCAGATAGCATTGATCGGCACGAACATATCGTTGAGAAGGTTCTAGCTATCGAGAATTGGCGTATTAACGCAAGACTCGAAGAGCGGATAACAACCCTCGAAAAATGGCATGTAGATGAGTCAATCTCACAAGCTAATTGGAAAGGGCGTTTTGCGGCATTAGCAGCGGTGGCAACTGTAGCGACATCTATCGGGGTGTATGTACTCGATATAATCATCCGGAAGTATATTTCAGCACTTGGAGGAACACCATGAAAGGTCAGCCGAAGCCGATGAAGATGCAAGAATACAAGGGCAATATGTCTGGTGGCATGAAGATGGCTAAGGGCAAGAAGTCCTCGATGCCCAAGAAGATGGGCAAGGGTGGTAAGAAGGGCGGTTGCTCTTGCGGTAAGTAAGTTATGTCGAAAATATCTCCGCAGCTACGTAAGCAGTTAGACAGTCTGACAGCTACTTCTGCGGGTAAAGAGTTAGTTTCTATATATTCGGATCGGTTGTGCGAGCTTCTTAACGGGCTACTAATGACTGATCCGAGTAAGTTGGAAGCAGTGCGCAGCGAAGCATTGGGATTGCTCTTTACCCTAAGAACACTGGTCGGTAAAAAAGTTGTTTTGAAAATATCATTCGAGGACTAAGATCATGGCTTTGCCGCTTGCAATGCAGGTTAAATTAGATGCTGCACGTAAAGAAGAAGAAACTGCGCTCGCAGCAGCGCAGGGAACCGACACTGCCGCAGGATCGCAGGAGAGCGCAGGAGCCGAGCAGGAAGGCTCTTTCCTCACGTCGGGCGAGGGAGGTTCGGGGCATGAAGTCGAGAGCACTGAAGAGCGCACAGACAGCACCACAGCCCCAGTTGCAAAAGATGATGGATATGCTAAAATAGAAGCGCGGCTAGAGTCTTTACAGAATCTCCTGACCGCACTTCAAACAGAAAATGCGCAGCTTCGTGCTCGCCTAGATAAAGCACCAGAAAGTCCGGCTCCAATTCCTGAAATTTCTCAGGATGAGTTGACGCCCGAAGAACGAAAAGCGTTTTCGCAAAGTCTACCTACCATCGAAAAAGTTGCTCGGAAGCTCGCCAATGAAATGACGGCTCCGATGCGTAAACAACTAAGCGAATTGCAGGAAAAGGTGCAATCCGCCGAGACATCATATGCAAATATGAGTGAGGAAATGTTCGTCGCCGCGCTTGAACAGTCGGTGCCTGAACTGCGTAAAAAACTTGCTTCTCCTAACTGGAAGGCATACGTAAATAGCAAGATTCCTCGCACTACGATTACCGTTGGTCAAGCATTAATGACCGCGCATAAGGGTCGTGATCCGAAAACTATTCGTGAAATCTTTGATGGATTCTCTCTTGGTACGAAACAACTGAGTAATCAGCAGGTGCCGGGCACGGTTAAATCATCGGACCCGCCGAAGGCAAAAGAAACTCTGAAGTTTTCTGACCGAGAAAAGATTAGTCAAGATTTCCGTAAGGGCCGGATCGACCGCAAGAAATTCGATGAGTTGGTGGCAGTCTACGAAAAAGCTGCCCAAGAAGGTCGAGTCAACTTTGACACCTGAGGATTAAATCATGGCAATTATTGCAGCACCGGGCTATCCGCAGTACAGCGGTAGCATCATCTCTCCTAAGTTCAGTCTTGAACTTCTGGAGCTTTTCTACTGCACTACTGTTTACGGTGATATTACTAACCGTGAATACGAAGGTGATCTGAAGAAGTGTGGCGATCAGCTCACTTTCTTCCGTGAGCCGGAAGTGCGCGTTCGTGACTACCAGAAGAACGGTCGTCTTGAATCCGATACGCTTAGTTTCGAGCCGGTGACTATGGTCATTGATCGTGCTAAGTATGTTAATATCAAGTTCGATCAGATTGACGAACAGCAGATTTGCAACTTCCCGACCATCAAGTCCGCTTTCCAGAAGCGTGCTGCGTACCAGATGGGCGTGTCGGTTGACCAAGACTTGCTGCCGTCGATGTTTGCAGATGCAGACGTGGCTAACCAAGGTAATGCGGCAGGCGTTGTGTCTGGTGCGTATTCTTTGGGTACTACTGGTGCGCCGGTTACGGTCGATGCTACTAATGTTCTTCAGGTGCTGACGGATATCCACAGTACGCTGAACGAACAGTGCATTCCGATTGCTGATCGGTTCATTGTTGTGCCGCCGCAGTTTGAAAATGTTCTGATGAATTCGGAACTGCGTGCTGCGTATTTCAGTGGCGATAACAAGAGCACCTATCTGAACGGCAAGGTTTCTAATAATATCTGCAACTTTGATATTTACATTAGCAACTTCGTTCCGTATGTGTTCGATGCAGGCGTGGGCGCGAATATTTTCCAGATTACTGCTGGACATCGTAGCGCTACTGCCTTTGCGGCAACTCTCGAAAAGACTCGTATTATCGAGACTGCCGAGTCCTTTGACCGTTACTATCAGGCATTGATGGTTTATGGTTTTAAGGTTCTCCAGCCGAAGGCGCTTGCTTCCCTGTACGCGCGCATTTCTTAATAGGTGCTATCATGGCTGAACATAATCTGTTTCTTGGTGGTGGTCGCCCGAGTAATGGCGATTTTGCAATGTACCCGGCGAAAGCCGTTGGTGCGTCCGATGTCTTGGATATGGCTACCCATAAGGGTGCCCAATTCTCTTGGCTAAATCGTGTTGTTGATCCGACTGAGGATGTTGCGCTCAAGGAATACTTGCGCGCAAATGCTACGGCGGATAATGCTGCTGAAGTGTGGAATCTGGCGGTGCTCCCGGCGGGTTCTATTCTAATCGGCCACCAGTATCGAGTGGTTAACCCGGTTACTGGTGTTACCTTTACCACACGCCTGAAGAATATTCAATCGGGTGCGACTACCAATATCTCTGCTGGCGTGGACGGCGGTGCGCTCGGTACTGCTTATGTCAATAGCGGCGCAGGATTGGTTGGGCAGCTTGCATATAACCATTACCTGCAATTGGTG